CGCACTGGCGGGCGTTCCGTTGCGTGCGTTTGTTTGTGGGATCGTTAGTTTGCGTTGGGGGTACCCCCCTCCCCCCTCCCCCCCCGGAGGGTATGTCCCTATGAAGGCGGGTTATCGCCGTGGCGGCGCAGGTACATTCACAATACCGCGCCAAAATTTCCAGAATTCGCTTGCACACCCCCACAAAACGGGTTATGCAAAAAACACCGCCAAAAAATTTCCCAGATTTGTGACCGAGAACAAAACAAAAACTATTTACATCGTAGCCAATAAGGCAGGAGACTAACATGAAACTAACAAAAGAAAGACTAAAGCAGATCATCAAGGAAGAACTAGCCTTGATGAACGAGAAAGTAGATGCGAAGACAGGCACAATCAGTGCAGACAAGCCCTCTAAAGAAGTAGAAGCTTCCCGCGAGGATGTTAAAAAGTTCCTAAAAGGAAAAGGCATCCTTGACGATAGAGGCGGACTAGCAAGAGGAAAGGTTACTGCCGATGCTCGCGATGCCCTAAAGGGCTCCAAGTTCGAGGGCACCCATGCTGCTCGTTCTGTCGTAGACGCACTAGACGTTTGATAAAGATAGTTCAACACCCATAGGTCGAGAACACAAAGATTCCCAGCCTCCCACCACGGGGCTGGGTTTTTTGTTGCGCCCCGCGCACGCGCGTGTTATAATAGGGATAGGATGCCCCGTAATGCATCCTACATTTATGGAGCACACATGATACCGAAAGTTTTTTTATTTGCCTTCATGGGGGCTTGTAGCTCGCCTATGGGGGATTCTACCAGTCCTGAAGGAGACTGGTGGTCCTGTGAACATGTAGAGACGCAGTTTTCGGCTTTTGTCGTTGCGGAAGCAACCACCTCTGAAGATTGGTCGTCTATTCAGTTCATGATTTACGACAACGATCAGTTTCACGAACTAGAACTTTATGATTATGGAGATGGTCTATGGCGTGCGGAAGCAAACCTGATGGAATTGGACTGCTACTCGGACGACCTTGGAGGCGATTTCGTCTATAACGAACAGGATTGACTAATTACCCTCGCATAAGGAGGGTGATTTATGAACAAACTACTGATAATCCCCGTTTTTTTGACAGGCTGCGCCCTGTTCTGGACCACAAAAACTTTTGAAAACAATCGTGACGAGCAATGGGTGTGTGAAGATACACGGAGCGGAGCACGAGTTAAAGCCTTCTACTACACGGAAATGAATCCTTCGGACGTTTCGCTTGTGATTAGAACTGCGGAAGACCGCTGGGAAGTTCCCCTACAATGGGAGGACGGCATTATCAATGCTGGTGACGTATGGAGTGTAGACACACACGTTGAAGATTTGCGTTGTAACGCGAAGGAATTGCGCGGGTCAATCCACTACTCTCGTTGAGAGTGCGGTGGTTATGCGGGTTTTCGTGTGTTGAGTGCGGAAACTTTTAGCGCGAGAAAAAATGGCGGTTTTTCGCTCCGAGACCCATAAAAGAAACTAATTACTCTGAAGGAGATTATATTATGGCTTACAATTATTCAAGAGGGGGGCAAGTAATCGGTGACCTTACTGCTGCCGATGATGCTGAGAGAGACACTAAAATAGATTTTGAGGATAATCAAATAAAATTTGTAACTGGAGATACTCAAAGGGTTGCTATCACAAATGCGGGTATGCATGTAACTGGAACTGCTGATTTCCAAAACCCAAGCGGTACAGAGGTGATAAGAATCTCCAAAACTGATGATGATTTCAGAGAAATTGTTTTTGAAAATAATGGTAACGACATTGGCGGAATTTATTTCAACTCTGCTGAGGTGTTGTTTGTACAACAAGCAGATCCTTCTAATGACTTAGCTCTAAGAGTCGGCTCAACAAATGTCCTTCGTGCAAAAGGCGCTACATCTAGAATAGGAATTTTTGAAGAATCTCCAACTGACACACTTGATGTTGGTGGTGGGTTATTTGTTTCTAGTTCTGCGGTTGTGCAGGAAAATGCTACAGTAAGTGGCTCATTCTCATTTGAAGACATTATCATGGCTGAATTGAGTATACCCGGCGTTGATCTTCAGACCGATACCAATGCTTTTAGATTCAACTGTCCTTATGGTCTCACAGTTACGGCACTTGGATTGGGACTAGACCAGCATACAACAAGTGGCGATGTTACCGTTACAGTAACCAACACAACTGACGCAAACACGATGATTACACTTTCTTTGGCTGGCACGAGTCTTGGTGGTAGTACAACAACCGTTTCCAACGCTTCCTGTGATACAGGTGATGTAATTACGTTTGCTATCACAGCCACGCCTGCTGACGCACAAGGTTTGCGAGCATCCCTGTACTTCAGGAGAAACATCTAGTGGCAATCATCCTTAAAAAAAGAAGACTACAAGCTGGCCTTTTTGGTAGATATTTCAATACCTACTTTGCTGACAACATGGGCAATTTGACTACTCCTACAAATAGTGATGTTAGCACTCAGCTTAGTTCCTATGATGTTGGCGAAACAGACACTTGGCTGTTCAGGGGTTACTTTCGTGCTGATACTACGTCCACAACTTGGCAGTTTCGCACTAACTCTGACGATGCTTCTTATGTTTGGATTGGTTCTAACTCTACAGCGGTAGATACTGCGCTCGATACTGACAACGCTGTTGTAGATAATGGTGGGTTGCATGGTACCCAAACCAGAACAAGCAACAATATAAGCCTGACAAATGGAATTCTATATCCTTTTGCTGTTGTAGTTGGTAATAATACAGGGCCCGGCACTTTGACTCTCGAATGGAGCACTGATTCTGTTACATGGGAATCAAATGGATTGGGCTACTTATTTTACAATCCTTATGCACCCAATGGACACAATTTAGAATAATGAAACTTATTATTGAAAACTGGAAGCGATTCCTCACCGAAGATCAAAGCACCTACTTTCCTTGGATTGAGGATCTTTATTCCAATCCAACTAAGTTCATCCAAGACCAACACGGAAAAGGCGGCTTTGGTGGCTCTGGTTCGTTTAGAACTACTATCATCCCTGATGAAGACCCGGACTATGTTGTAAAAATTATTCGCTATGGCGAATCAGACTCTTTTATGAACAAGATCGAGAAGATACTTGGTGATGAATACCCCGATGTGTTCCCTAGGGTTTATGCACACTCGCCCGACTATCACTGGATTGTGGCTGATAGGGTTACTCCCATCTCAGTTAGAAACAGAGAGATGCTTGAGGAAGCCTTTGTTGCTACTATGCCCAAGCTTTATGAATTTGTTGTTAAGTTGCTCTCGGAACAAGCGAACTTTGTAGAAGACGATATAGAGCCTTTCGAGATCCTTCGCTTCATAACTGTTGCTGCTCGTCCTTTGAATTATGCAGATAATCAGACTACAAGCATATTCCGACAGATCCAAGAATTTGGTTTGGCCAACGAGCCTTGGTTTAGACAACTATCAAAGGCTATGAAGAGATATGGCGTAGAGGGTGGTGATATTGCTGAAGGTAATGTTGGCGTAGATATGAAAGACCACACTCTAAAGGTTCTCGATGCTTCTGTGTTCTCAGATATGACTGGAGAAAAGAGATGGAACTGATTATTGAAAACTGGCGCAAGTTCTTGACCGAAGAACAAGGCGAATACATCGGAACTATTGACGATGTAGGCAGAGACCTTTACCGCATCTCCAAGCGCTATGGAGACAAGGGCGACAACTACGAACGCTTCCGGAAGGGAACTAAGGTCATAAGGTCCCGTGATAGGTCCGCAGATGACTCACAGCCCTATCTAAATTCTGATGGCAACCCAGAGCATAGGATTTATTTTTTTGGTTCTGGCGATGACGCTAAGGCTGCTATGATGTCCGACACGCAAGAGTTGGAAGCAATTGTTGGTGACTTTTCTGATGAAGACAAAGAAAAGGGCATCAACGAGAACCTGCTGCTAGTCCGCATTCCGATGAACCAAGTTCCAAAAGAGGTTGAGTTCTTCACCGATTACGAGTTGGAAGGAACTCCCTACGATGCTATTTATGGTGCGTATCCAGATGGTCGTGCTTGGACTCTCGCACCCAAAGCAACAGACATTCAGTTAGCGACCGATCTACTTAGTTACGAAGAGGATGATTACTACTATGACGATTACTAGAGCAAGACTAAAGCAGATTATCAAGGAAGAGCTTGAGAATGTCCTAGAGGGCGTTGAGAAGGCTTGGTGTGTTGGCTTCGAGAAAGACGGCGAGATGCACCACGAGCGTGTTTACGCTGATGCTGGTGGTGTTGCCGAGAGAAAGATCAAGAAGAAGCACGACATTGGTGATGATGCAATCAAGAGCACCAAAGAGGGCGAGTGTAAGCGATGAAGCTTTTATTTGAAAACTGGCGAAAGTATGTAACTGAAGATGCTCAAGTAATTCCTTTTCCCGGCTCTCAAAAGAAGAGCGGGTCTAAAGACTACACTTTTACCGCATCAGAATTAGATCAAGTAAACGATTCAATCGCCAAGATCGTTGGAACTGCTAAGAAGGTTCTTGGAGCAGAAGGTGAAATTCCTCAGCTAGACGGCTCTTTCGCAGAGCCAGAAATGCGTATGGTTGCCGAAGAGGTCGATGACGCAACAGAAGAGGAAAAGGCAGAAGCAGAGGCGCTTGGTATTACCGTAGCGCAGTTACGTGCTGCTACTCCCGAGCAGTTGGCTCTTCGTCGTCAATACTATGGCTCAGAAGGCGATGTAGCCAAGAGAGGTCCAAAAGCAGTTAGAGGTCTTGAGAAAGGTCTCGGTACTATGTCTGCTGGAGACTTTGAAGAGGCAGACATCGTTATTCCTGTTCCTGACGAGGTTCTCGAATCATTTAGACAGCTTGTTGAAGACACCAAAGAGGTCGATGGTCTTTTTGAAGAAGCGAGGGATTGGTATCATAACATCCGTGGTCTCCTTGATAAAGAGACAGGGAACGACAAAGATGCAACCCTACTTGGTCTTCTAATTGCAACTTACTCTCCAAGAGCAAAGTTTGCTCTCAATCTTGCTGAAGCCGTCTTTATGTTCAAGGCTATCCAGAAGGATGTTGCTGATGGCAAGGGTCCGGAACTAAAAGAATACCTTGAGACTTTCCCCGGTGCAGAGAAAAGAGCCCCCGGTGAATCCAGAGGCTTCACAAACGCACACAAGGTTCCCAACTTCACTCTCAATCTAATTGCACCTGAACTCGCAGGTAAGCGTAGCGAAGGTGGTGAGATGTCTTATGACGATATGTACGAGTGGAACTCTACAATCGACACTTGGATGATTGATGCTTTTTACCCCTCTTTGAGAAAGGCGTCCACATCGAAAGAGTGGGAGACTATCAAGGGTAAGATGATGGGTAACGTCGTTTCCTATCGCTATATGGCTCGTCTCGTTGCTTCCGAAGCAAAGAAGCTAGGTCTTCTACCACACGAGTTGCAGGCTCTTATCTGGGTTGCTTCTCAGATTAAGCAGACTGGCGAGGCTGGCTTGGGTGTTACAACTCAGTTTGCTTACAACCAGATTAGAGATGCTATCACAAACGTTGCTACAATCAAGGACGATCTAGCAACCCTCAAGCAACTTGAAGAGCAAGACTGGCTTGGAACAATTCTTTCGACTATTGACGGACAAGGCTTTGAAGAAGCTGGTCGTTATGTTCTTGAGAAGGGACAAGGCGTTCGTTCTATTACCTCTCGCGGCAAGAAGGGTGCAATGTTTGACTATTTCCCAACTCCACCCAAAGAGCCAAAGGTAAAAGGTCCAAAGAAACCAAGAGGACCAAAGCCTGCTCCCAAGCCAAAGGAAATGAAACCTTATCAAGATCCAAAATACTCTGATTTGGCCACTTGGTGGGTTATGAACAACGTAATCCAGATGCCTACTGGTAAGTTCAACAACCTTTACGACTCCATTATGCTTTACCTCTCTGATGATTTCTCAAAGCAAAAGGCAGTCGATTACATTCTCGGTCGCTTCGACCCGCAGGCTACTGCTTCCAAGGACTACTTCACGGAGCATCGCGCTCGTCGTGTTAAGTTGATCGTTGAGAAACTATCCTCCGAGGACAAGTCAGAAATCAAGAAGATGATTGAGAAAGAGGTCCAGAAGCAGCTAAAGGCGAAGGACACCAAAGAGCAAGTTGCCGATGTCGTCAAGAAAATCATGAAGAAGCTTTACAAGGACTTGTCACTAGAACACCCCTACATCATTGACAGGATCAAGCTCTAGCGTTATATTATCTACATGACAGACCCAAAAGACGACCCTTGGTCAGCCCAGTTTCCGCAAGCCAAAGAGGGAGATTGGATTTACTACAACTGCAAAGACTATCCTCGTAAGTTATTGGCACTAGTTATAGACGTTGATCATAAAACTAAATTCATGAAAGTATTGTGCTTTGACAATGCCGAAGAAAGGTGGTTTACTAAAAAAAACAATGGTCAATACAAGGTTTTATGAATGTAGGCGATCTAGTTAGGCTAAATTCAATCTATCCTATTTGGCTACACTCTTTTGGAATTGTAGTTGGAGACTTGGGATTGGTTTTAAAAATTCTCGATGACAATTATGTCGAGGTCTACTGGATCAGGGTAAGAAGGTCAGGGAGGCTGTCTATTAATCTAGTTGAACCAGTAGAATAGGAGACAACATGAAAAACGAATTTATTATTGGTTTGTTTATGCTAAGTGGCTGTGCTACTGCATTCTCACTACATCACAAGCTGAATGTTATTGGCAGCGAAGTTGAGCGCGTCAAGGTTGAAAGTATTGCTACAACAGGAAAAGCTATTTACATGCCCGGTAGCGTGTGCGTGTTAAAGGCTACTTCCGAGATCGATAGTGAGAAAATGCGCGAATTTGCTGCTGCCTGCATCAAGTCCCATGAAAACTGGCTACTCATCAACGAAGAGCAAGCTAGTTATAAGCATGAGGTACTACAGGAAAAATGACCTAAAACCCGGCTTGTTAGTCAAGGATCCAGTTACAAATGATTTAGGATTCTTGGTTGAAAGATTCGACATAATGAAAGGCTGGGAGCACGAAGAGATTTGGGTCTGGGACATGTATTGGGCTGGACCAACGACTGACTTTGAAAACTGTATGATCCCATTCATAGAAGAGGCTCTGCTTTCGCTTCTCAACGCAGGAGAATGGAACATAGTAGAGAAAGATGATGAATGACTTGCGAGATTTGTCGCAGTGTGTTACATTATCTGTAGGAGATATGATAATAGACGTTAGCACAGGCTCCAAAGGGTTCCTGTCTGAGCGTGAGAGAAGAATAGACATCGCCCACGATGACATCTATGTTTGGAAAATCACTTGGTTTCACCAAACAGAAAAGTTCAATCATTTCAATAACATTCCATTCATGGAAGAAGAAGGGCTAAAAATGTCTATCATTGTAGGAACAATCCAAATTCACAAAGCAGGAGGCACGAGTGAGTAACTGGAATGCTTATAAAATTTTCAAAAATGGCAAGAGGGCAAAGACCCCAATCACAACATTTGAGGCAGATAAAAAAGAATTTTTCTTCTCGGACGTTCTGCCTACACTAGACAAGAAGTTCCAAAACGCAGAGTGGGTCGTCATTCCCGAAGACGCACCGCAGGAGCGAGCAGCCGAGATCAGAAACGAGAAAGAAGACATGTTCGCCAAGAAGAGGAACAACCTTCTATCAAAACTCGTAGCGCAGGAGTTCCCTGCTCTAAGTCAGAGTTCTTCCATTACTTGTCTTATGTGTAACGAGGACACAGAATGGAAATGGGCTTGGTGTGTTGCCGAAGGAGGAACACACAGGTTTATCGGGTGTCTATCTGATAAGCTTGAGACTAGAGAGGAGGCTGTCGCATGGATGGAAAGTCAGATTGGTATTTCGCGCACAAACCCGGAGACCTAGTAAGAATTAGAAAGCTCTCTCAAATAGATGTTCTAAATAAGGCAGGAGATGTTGGAATCGTAACAGGGGTTCCTAAAAAACCAGAGAGTGCTTTATTTATAGAAGTATTTATGTTTAGGACAAACTCAAAGAGGTGGCTACAGCCTTCTGAAATTGACATTATCTCAAACATAGACGACTAACACTCTACTTATTGGTAGAGGGCTCACGAATGAATCAGTCCAATCGTTTTATCGAAACCATGTCAATGACATGTATTGCGATAAACATTGGGCTTTTTCTTTTTGCTGTTATCTCGGAACAACCCCAATTACAACTTCTAACACTATTTAACGTTGCGTGTTTTTCGTTGTATTTCTTGATAACAGGTAGAAAATAATGTATAATAAATTTTGGAATCAATTCTTGCTAGAGCAAAATCCACTCGCTGGTCCTACAGTCAGAGATGCAGAGCCTACATTTGCTCTTAACGATGAGCCAACAAAACCAGATCCACAACCCGAGCGCCGTGCCCTTACAGGCTTGAAACTTTTCCTATCAGAGAAGGGCTACTATCTAGATAAACTACTGGGTTCTGGTATGGACGGCAAGGTTTATAAAGCAACAAACAAGAAAACTGGTCAGACTGTGGCCATCAAGACTATCGATGCTGACCAAGGTGGTGGTGCTTCTGCCGAGAGAGAGGTAAAAAACTACAAGTTTGTGAAAGATAACTACAATTCTTTTAGAGCCTACAAGAAGTATCTACCCGTCGTCTATGAAGCCTCAATGGAAGACATTCCAGTTGAAGGTGAAGGTGCAGACGGCACAAAGAAGAAACATGGCTTTATTGTTATGGAACAACTAGAGCCATTACCGACAGATGTTGCCAGATCAATGTTTGCTGCTCTTGGCAACTCAGACAGAAACAAAAGAGCAAGAGAAATTAGAGACAAGCGACTTCTCAAGAATCCCAAGCTCGTCTCTTCGCTTTTGAATATTGCTTGGAGTTTGATGGGAGAACAAGGTAATTATCTAACCGTGAAAGCACAAGAAGCCGCAGAGAAAAAAATTATGGAACAATTCTTCTCAGGCACTATACCTGCTGTGCGTCCCGATCCTTACATAAGAAGAATGGCGATGAGCGACTTAGGTAAGAAGCTCATGATGCTCTACGTTCAAATAAGTTACAAAGAGATGCTAAATCATGCTAGAAGTGAAGCACACAGAGAAGTAATAGAACAATATAAGCAACACATGAAAGAATCACTAATTATTGGTTTTGAAAAAGCATATCAAAAGCCTCTGGTTTCTGGAGCAGAAGGACGAGAATTATCACAAGACTCCGCTCTCCGTGGTATGGACCAGTTCTACGGGCAAGAAGACGAACTAGAACAAGAGTTCCCAGAGATTATGTTTGTCCGCGATGCGATGAAAAGGTTTGCTGACCGCGAGTTTAGACCTTTTGATGTTCACGCTGGTAACGTTATGATGCGTCCCGGCACGAATGATATTGTTATTGTTGATCTCGGAAGATTCAACACATGAAAACCATCTTACAATTGGATTCTAAGCGATGGTGAAGCTGAAAGACTAGTTAAGTACATGGAGTCATTGAAATGAAAGAGTTATTTGAACATTGGAATAAATTCCTAATTGCAGAAGAAATGCCAACGCGAGCAGTTGATATTGCCGCAGGTGGTGGGGAAGAAATGGTTCTTCGTCTACCCAAGTTCAGAATTTCTGAACAGTGGGGAACACCCGGCAGTGACGACAGAAAAATCATTGAGATGTTTACCTCTAAGATTGCTGGCGATTCTCTTGCTGCAAAGATTGAATCTTTAAATTCTTTTGTCGCTGAGTGCGATGCAGGATGTGCAGCCCAAAAAGATGTTTCTGAAATTCTCGCAAACCTCGTTTTTCTAGATTCCCTTTCATCAGTCATCTACGACTTCAATGACAAAACTGGCGGGTTTTTATTTGAGTCACTGCTTGCAGCACTCTTTGGTGGAGATGCAGAACAAATTGAGACTATAGGTGGAAGAAATCAAGACGTTACTGATATTGTTGATGATAAAGGTAATCCAATGAGTTTGAAGTTTTTCTTTTCTGGAGCATCTGCTTATGTGACAGCTTCTTACAATAATTTGGTTGCTAGTATAGAACAATACCAAGTTCCAATGACATATGTCGTAGCAATCAAGAACAGAGACTCAAGCAACAATGTTATGAGTATAGATTTTTATCAATTTACTGTTGGTCACCGTAGTATACGTGGCAACTTTACAGCCAAAGATCTTGGAAAGAAAACCAAGGGCGCTAAAAAATTTGTAACATCTGCTAAAAACAAAACTGGCAATGGTCTAGGCATAGCTTACATAATGAAGCCAAAATATTTCATTGGTAATTTGAATCTTGGTGGTTCTCGCGAAGAAATGAGAAAGCTAGCCGAATTATACACCGCGAGGCTTGGCTCTGTTCTTGTTGAAATCTATCAGCAACTTGACCTTTTATCAAAGAACGTTAATGAATACTACTTGGGAGCACCAGAGGCTAAGGACTCCGCATTGCGAGCACGTCAGAATGCACAAACCCTCAAGAAAGACACTGAAGAATTAAACTGATGAAACTTTTGATGGAAAACTGGCGTAGGTTCGTCAATGAAGGTGGAAATGTCTTCAAAGGCGAAGCCGTTGGTCCTATTCCTCTGGAATTTATCCAGCCAACGCTTGAGCACTACTACGAAGAACTTGCTCGCTTATTTCCAGAGCACTCAGAACTATTCCAAACTTTTGAACCAGTTGGTTCTGTAGGTAAGAAAGCTAGATCTGGCGACATCGACCTCGCCGTAGATGTGCCCAGATTAGTGCCTAGCAAGAAGATTGATGACGCTATGTTGCAGAGTTGGAATCTTGACCCACAAACTTGGGCTGAGACAAGACAAAAGTTTGCTAAACGATCAAAGAATGCTACAAATGAAGAGTTAGATCTTCGTGCGTTCTTACAAGAGCTAGCAAAATACATCGACCAGAACTCTCAATTGATCAAAACAGATCTAAAGAAGATTACATCAAACAGTATGTTCTCTTTATTTCCTCAGATCTCGGACTCTGGAGAGCAACAAGACGTTGGAATCCAGATCGACTGGATGCTTGGTAACTTAGATTGGCTTACCTTTGCTTATTTCTCGGATGCTCCATCAAAAGATCAAGAAATGCTGAAGGGTCTGCACAGAACTCAGTTGATTTTATCTCTTCTCGGAGTAAAAGACTACTCATTCCAGCACGCGAAGGGAATCTATCGCAAGGGCACAAAGGAAAAGGTCGTTTCAAGCCCGCAGGAGGCTCTAGAACTGATTGAAAAAATCTATAGGACACCTATCTCGGTTGAAGAAATGCGTAACTTCAACAGCCTCTACAACTGGATTGAGGCTAGTTTGTCCGAAGAAGACAAAAATGATGTCTATCGTTACTATCTAAAGATTCTTGATAGCACGAGAGGCAATAAAGATCCTGTAACTGGTGATCAATGTGGGCACATCCCGGTAGAATTGGAAGATTTCTGGCGTCAGAACAAGGACATCATCCCTCTTAGCGGTAAATTCTTGTGTAAAGATCAGAGAAAACGCCTTATTGGCGAAGAAACAATCGACGAAGAAGCCAAGAAGTGGTCGCAAAAGTATAAAAGAAGCATAAATTGCTCATCTCCAAAGGGTTTTAGCCAAAAACAATACTGCAAAAGACAGAAACGTGGCGGTGACTACAAGTCTTGACTAATTAACTAACGTAAGGAGGGCTCTAAATGCCTGAACAAAATTATAATCAACTAGTTTTAGCCCAACTCCAGGCATTATCACAGGGTATTGAGGCACTTAGAGTTGATCTTCAAACAGTAAAGCAAGAACTAACTGAACTCAAAGCCAAAGAAGACAAAGTTGTTGAGTTGAGAGAATGGAAAGGAAAGATTGATGATGTGATCTCGCCGCCCCAGCTAGCCAAATTAGTTAAAGATGTAGAAGAATTAAATAATTTCAAGACAAAAGCAATCACAATCTTCGCTGTTGTCCAGTTTGCAATGGCAGTTTTAGTTCTTCTAAGCAAGTTGATGGGTCCAATAGGCTAAAATTTATTTGACAATCACAAAAAGCGTGTTATTTTAGTTACATAGGAGCCATTATGATAGAACTTGGCGATTATGTAGAACAAAAGCACCCAATTGACGAGTGTTATTTAAAAAGAGGGATTGTTGTTCAGTCCAAAAGTGACTCTTTTGTGGTCCAGTGGCTCAGTTACAACAAGCATTTTTTCTTAGAATTCAAGGGTGATGTATTTGAAGATCTAAACCGGCGCTATTTACTAACGAAGATGTCTTATGCTAGGACAAATGACCAAACAGACATCGTTATCTTAAGTAAAGCAGGTGCAAATGGCGTGGGATGAACTTGAAGCTGATAGAGTTGAGCAAGTTATCCGCCAGATAACTGGCAAAAAGATTGATAAAACCAAGGAATTAGTCAATCCCGCAATGATCAAGGGCACTGGTGTCCTCTATCTATGGGCTCCGACTAAGAAAACACTCCTGAAAGTCAATAGAGGCATCCAAGTCTATGTAATCAGTTACGAAATGGATGAAAAAGACAGAATCTTGGTGTATGATGGCTTCAATCTACTTGCTATCCACCCAGATGACATAGAAGAGATAGGTTTTAATTAATATGATGCTTACTTTTGGCAAAATACCAAAAATTACATTGACTGTAGTTTGTTTTTGGCTATTTTATGCATTTTTTGGCTATGAAATTACAGTTATAACAGGAATTGGTTGTATTTTGGGACAGTTTTGGTCCAAATCCCAACATTTGGTCTAATAAAGACCGCTTTGGGCGCTATTTACTCTCGTGAGATGGAAGAAAAGAACAATTTCGGTGAGTTAGCGGCTGAAAACATCAAAATCGGTGACATTGTTGCTTGGTCTAAGTGGAATTCTGACAATTCTGACTGGATTCAACACCTTGGAGTCGTTTTAGAGGTAAAAAACACCATTTTTTCTGATAGAATGGTGTGTGTAACCACCGTTTTACCCATGAAAGAGCCGAAAATACCGGTAGAATTGTTCACTTTTTCACTAAAACTAGTGTCTTCAGCAGACGAAAAAGAGGTATAAAATGAACATTATAGACCACATAGCAATCAAAGTAAGCGACCTAGAAATCGCAGAATCATGGTATTTGGGGCATCTTAGTGCTGAAATTACCTACAAGGACCACAAATACATTCGCCTAAAGGTAGGAAACACCAACATAGCCCTTATAAATGAAGAATACTACCCCTATGAACACATTGGGGTGCTGGTGGAGGAATACGATGACCTTCCAGAAGATGGAGTGAGAGTTCATCATCGGGATGGCACAGTCGGCGTCTATGTCAAAGACCCATTTGGCAACTACTTAGAGTATATTTGGTATTCTCCAAAGCAAAGTGAGACCTTCCTCAAATGAAAGACATTCTACAGCCGCTGTTCAATCAGTTCATGCCGTTCGCTCAGAAGCGAATGGGCTTTCAGAAGCCACCGCGTGTGTTTTTGCGTGATGATCCCGAGAACGCACAGAATCCATTAGGCAAGACCGCTTACTATGACCCAGAGAAGATGTCGGTCACTCTTTACATAAATGGGAGACATCCGAAAGACGTTATGCGTTCCCTATCTCACGAACTGGTGCATCACACACAGAATTGTAATGGTCAGTTCAACGACGTAGGTGAAATGGGTGAGGGCTATGCCCAAAATGACGCTCACCTACGCGAAATGGAGAGGCAAGCCTACGAGAAAGGCAATTTGTGTTTTCGTGATTGGGAAGATAGCATAAAGGGCACTATTTACAATGAATCTTTGCAGAAAGGAGCAAAAAAAGACATGTCTATTAAAGATTGGAAAAACAGAGAGTTACCAACTCTCCTAACAGAGAAATGGGGTTTCTCATTTAATCTTCTTACTGAGTCTCAGGAGGAAGAAGCTGTTGAAGAGGGTGTCTTCAAAGGACGCACCGGAGACGACGAAGATCTCCCGAATAGTGTGGCTGCCGCCAAGAAAAAGATAAAAACGGCGCGGGATCGTGACCGTTATGAAGACGCCATAAAGGGATACTACGGTGAGAAGGACTATCGCAAGCATCTTGAAGAGGAAGGCGACGAAAGATTCTTGCCGCCAGAATGCCGTCGCGGCGGAGCAGAAGAAGGTTCCCAAAAGTGCATAGATGCAGCCGTGATGGCTCAGGGTCTCTACGCAGAATCAGAAGAGATCGAGGAAGGCGCTTCTTCTTCAGGTCGTGAATTGACTGCTGACCGCGAGCAGAATGACGACCGCCGTTCTTCACAGAAGCGTGCTCGCCCGATGGAAGAGGCAGAAGAAAAAGGTAAGTATGATGATGGCGACGGCAAGGACGAAAAGTGCGATCACGTTCCTTGCAAGGACCAAGACAAGAAAGAAAAGATGGACGAAGCACAGATTCGTAACCTAATCCGCAAATTAGTCAAAGAAGCTATGAATAAAAAAGTGTCTAGATAATGTCAAAAGAATATAAGAAAATACCAGTTCAAAATAAAGAACAAGAAAAAACACATTTTTCTCATAAAAATGGTATTTCTAATTCTGAAATGATAGAATTTTTGAAATCACAAGGATTTTTATTAGACCAAGCCCAAAGTGAGAATGAAGATGTCTAAGTGGCGCGATTTCCTTGACGGGGTTCCAAGAAAAGAAGATCTTGAGAGTCTTATCGAGGAAGCACAACAAGAACTAAAGTTGTTAAAGGCAAAGCCTAAGTCTCTAAGTGAAGAGGCTAGGCTTCAAGCCATTTGTGATGTTCTCTCTGAGATAAAACTCAAAGCGAGAGAAATGAAGCACACAAATGAAGTTCTCAACAAAAAGGTTTCAATTCTGGAAGAAGACCTCGATCTATAGGAGTTCTAATGTCTGAATTATACAACAGCATAGAAGAACTCGTTTTAGAGTTAGAAGACGAAGATTCCGATCCTGTAGGGGGTCGGACTATCGCTATTGTACCCGGTGCTTTCAAACCACCACATTTGGGGCATTTGGACATGGTTCGCCAGTATGCCCAACAAGCAGACGAGGTGATTGTTCTTATTTCTTCTCCTCTCAAGGCAAGCAGGGGTGTTGGCGGTAAGCCAATCACTGCTAGGCAGTCTATGGAAATCTGGGAAATGCTCCTTGACGATGCGGGGTTACCTAATGTAAGACTTGAGGTTTCCCCTAAGCCTTCCCCTGTCCAAGCCACATTTGAGTTTGTCGGAGAAGAAGGTCCATTAGAGCCCGGAACAAACGTCGTCTTGGGTGCTAGCCAGAAAGGTGGTGATTTCAAACGTTGGAAGACTGCCGCAAAATACATCAAACCCGGCGTCAACCTACTACCACCAGAAGAGACAGCCGTCGTCCCAGCCAAAAGACCCTCTGGAGAGCCGTTCAGCGCTACTGACGCTCGTAAAATGTTAGAGCAGGGCGAGAACGCTGATGAGTTTTTTGGAGACGGCAGAACTGATTCTGTGAGGGCTGTGCTTGGTCTAGACTCACAGATCGAAGAGATGTCTGCTATGGCTGGTGGTGCCGTCCAAGGATACGGAGCGCCGCTTGGAGCGAGAAAAAGAAAGAAGAAACAAAGTGAGTACAATGAGTTATACTTATACAAAGAAGTCTTGAAACTACTTATGAAGGAAGGATTAGTCAAATGAAGACCCCAGAAGATTTGCTTAGAGAGAATGTAAGAGATTTGATCTCTCTTGTCAAGAAAAGAAACAAGAATAAAGTCTCTGAAGAAACACAACTACGTCAGATCATTAGAGAATTTTTGAAGCACGAACTCAAAGAGGCTTCAACTCCCGACAATGATCCTGCACCACACAAGTCTACTGGAATCAATGTGCTGGAAGACCTTCTAAAGAAGATTGTTCCACAAATTGAAGATGACTATAAGCTTCTCACCACTTCTGAAGAGCAGCGTGAGTCTTACCGCGCTCACATCATTCAGGCTACTGTTCAGACCCTTACACCTGTTGAACTCAACAACGATGCACCAGAAGACGCCCCACAAGGCGAACTTGATGAAGAAGTTGATGTTCAGATCTCCGACGATGAGGGCGAAGATGACATGTTCATTGACATCAATCCCGAAAAACCCAAGGAAAAAGAAGAAGAAGAGGATCCAAGGGACGCTTTCGGCATCGAAGGTAAAGATACCACAGGTCGTAACATGGCGTATACAACTTTCAAGAAAATTGAATCTCAAATCATTGATGCTTACGACATGCTCTCTAATCCCGAAGATCAAGAAATTTTCTTTGACTACCTAATTGCCAACCTTAAACTCTACTTTGATAAGTTTGAAGGTGAGATCCAGCCTAATGTTGAAGAACCTACCAACCAAGCCTACGACACGGCTAAGCAAGAACAGCCTGTTGACGGTGGAGAACAATTAGATCTAGAAATCTGATTGACAACTGACGATCTTGTGTTATGATCTATCTATGAAGAAGAGAAGATCAAAGTACAAACACAAAAGTATTATTAATAAATTATTAAATAATAATATCATAAATGAAAGTAATTTAACATTCATTGATAGTCTTTCATTAGAAGATTTGATTGCTGTTAAATTAGAACTCTCAGCAAGACACATAAATAATAAACTTTATGCTTTCAACTTGTTGTCAAACACAAAGAAACTAGTTAAAGAAGCAATCATAAAGTTTGCTATCAGTGCTACTGACTCTAAGATGGATGCTGCTAGGTTTCTTGGAACTGACTATGAAACTCTGCATAAACTAGTTAGAGAGTACGACTTGCAGGAGTTCTTTGATGAAATTAATAATTGAAAACTTCAGAAGGTTCTTGACAGAACAAAATTTTATTTCTGAGATTCCATTAGAACAAGATGATGAGGGTAACATTATTCTTTATCACGTTTCTAGTGTAGAAGACATTGAAGAACTAGACCCTGACATTGCTGCAAGAAATCTTAAGAATTACACTCAGCAAGAATACAGAAGTTGGGATAGACCAAGAGTTTTCTTTTTTACTCGTCTCGGACAAGAAGACACAGGCATTGGAAGAATTGAAGGTGTCCCCTATCGTGTTAGGCTGAGACCAAACCAACTCTATCCAGTCATGGATGACCCAGCAGGTTTATCCTCAAAGCAAGAACAGCAGAACTGGATGGAAGCAAACATTCCAGAATTTGCTGAGAAGATGAAGACAGCCGAAAAGTGTTCCGTCAGTGAGCGCTACAATGAATGGCACATCTGTACCAAGACAGAAGATTCAGATGGGCTCTACTACACAAAAGAGCGTCATGCAGGTGACACTCTCATGGTTGATAATCCTAGGTTCCATCATTTAAAGCCAAACACATACGAAATGGTTGCCAACCTAGCCGAAGAACGTTATAATAGTATAGGATTCATTTACCCACAGAGCAACCAACAAGACAATCAAATTGTCGCACTGTGGCGTAAGGTTCCAGCCGAGAAACTAGACAAAGAATTTTACTAGGAGGTTCTATGATTGGCAAGAACGTTTGGACTAAGTTTGGAGACCACTGCCTTCGTTTTGGGAAGGTAGTAGAAGAGAGAATTCAGAACGGATGGGCTGAGGTCCGTGTAGATTGGGTTGACGATGAAGCATTTGAGATGGATCGTCAGAGAGTCATGGAACTGCGAGGCTATGACAAGTACAGCGAATGGCTAAGAGTTGATAAGGTTTCCTTTTTTAGCAAAGAAGGGCTAATTAGTACAATCAACAAGTTATAAAAAGTGTTCTGCCCCGAGGTTCGGCGGGGAGCTTATGGTAATCAGGTCCATGCCTATCACGACCTGTCGGCATCTGAACCCGTAATTAAACTGTAGGCTAGCTGCGGTGAGCAAGAGATCCGCACCGGACCTTTCTTCTTTTTGTAAAATGCATAGATTTAGAATAGACGAATGGGTTATGTATCGGCAGTTTCCAGATGCTCAAAGCGAAAATCTGAGAAAGGGAAAGAAAGCTGTTATACTTGATAGACTACCAAACGACTATTATGAGATTTACATAGACGACCCAAAAATCGATGATAAATGGAGAAGGAAGATCGTAAATGCTGAGAATCTTGAACCTATTGACTAGTTACTTTTGTCCGTGCCCCATCTGTGAGTGCGACCCTTGTGACTGTTATGATCAAGACTATTAGTTTATTATTTTTGTTTTTGTTCTCATGCGGAAACGACTTTCTAATAAGTCCGCACAAAGTAGTAGAAGTTGAGGTCGTCGTAGAAGACTCTGGACCTCCTGTCTACGCAGACCCACCCGAGACCGAGGTAATCATTGATTATTTCGAGCAGCCAACCAAGCCAGTGAGTTTGGATGTTTTGCTTGTTCTCGACACCTCTTGTTCTATGCGAGACGACTACGAAAAAGTTTCAATTGGAATGGACCTATTGAGAACCGACATTGAGTTACTGACTGACGATTATCAGTTGGCTATCATCAATTCCTCTTTGGTTGACAGTGCTGGCAGACCTTACTTTGTTGGACCTTTTGATAAAGACACTAGTACAATAGATTTGATTCTAGCACCATCCTTACTGCACCCAGATTACAGAGAACAAGCATTTGAATCTCATTATCGTTTTGCTACACAGACCTCTGAGGGTTCTGAATTTTTGAGACCCGGTGTAGACAAGCTAATCTTTTACATCAGTGATGAAGACGAGCAAAGTATTGTACCTGTTTCAGTATTTAACGAATGGTTGGTAGAGTATCACGAAAACGTTCAGTATGATGTGGTATCTATTGCGATGCTACCTTCATCTGATCCTGATTGTCTCTACGGCGAGTTTAATGTCGGACATAAATACCAAGACCTTATGGACTACTACAATAAGACGGTTGTAGACTTTTGCGGTGATTGGCAGTTAGCTCTTGCTGATAGCAGTTTCTTGTTTTCTCAGACCACCCACTTGAGATTATCTCGTGTTCCAGTTGAGGACTCTATTGTAGTTTATCAAGATGGCGTCGAGGAAACAGCATGGTACTACTTGAGAACTACGAACACAGTTTACTTTGAGTTCCCTATGAATGACGGGGCAGCAATCAAAGTTGGTTACGATTCACTGGTAAGATAATGAAGACACAGATGGGCGATGTAATGCGCGAAGCCTACAAGCGCAACTGGATTACGACGCGCGATGGCAACGTTGCTGTGAGAATCAAAGACAAAAATAAAATTTACTTTACTCCTTCTGGATTCAACAAGAAACTTATTGTGCCAGAGAACATAATAAATGGAATTATGTTGGACGATGGTGGAATTGATTTTTTCAGTTCTCACAACTACCAACCAACGGGCGAATGGGAGATGCACTATCTAATTCTCAAAGAAGCCAAGACAACACTTAGTTCGGTTCATCTACATCCACCCAGCATAGTTGCTGCTATGTTTGCTGGCTGGGATCTAAACGAGATGGTAAAGCCATTTCCAGAGGTCTATCGCTACACTCGCGTTGGACCTAACGTTGCTGCTTGGGATGCTCTATCGCAGCAGTTAGCAGAACACACCTGTAGAAATCTTGGAATTCAAAATGGAATTCGGGAGTTTGACATTGTAGGTCAAAAGAATCATGGCGTCACTGCCGTAGGCAAAAATCCTTGGGAAGCGTTTGAACACATAGAAAGAGTTGAACACATTTGTCAAATTGTGTTAGCATCTGGTGTAAGACCACCCGAGAAGGATAATGGAAAACCCAAAAAATTCAATTTGTCTCTTTGATGTAGATGGAACGCTAACTCAGTCTAGAAGAAGAATAGACAAACCAATGCTAGATGTTCTTAGAGAACTCTCATTCACAACCGAGATTGGTTTGCTGACTGGCTCTGGCTTGGATTACATCAAGGAGCAACTCTGGCCATTGTTGGCTGACCAAGAGTTGAGCCTCAACTGCCACATCTTGCCGTGTAACGGAACGGAGTATTACATTCCAAATCCAGATGCACCGGGTAACTTCATAGAGATTCACACTATCTCTATGTTCCAGAAACTTGGTTTTGAGAAGTTCAATACAATTATGAAAACCATAATGATTCTCCAAGCACAGATTGCGGAGGCTGATTACGACATCTCATTCTCAGGGCATCATTTTCAGAACAGAGGCTCAATGATAAACTGGTCTCCTATTGGTAGAAACGCAAACCAAGGAGAACGCCAGCAGTTCATGGCTATGGATAAGATCTATGGAATTAGAAATAATTTTATTCATGAGTTCAGAAAGAGGATGCTTGAGGAAGCCATAGAAGATGTTACTATCAAACTTGGTGGAGACACATCATTCGACATCTATCCCGATGGCTGGGACAAGACCTATGCCCTAAAACATTTTCCAGACGACCAGTGGGATTGCTTCTTCGTTGGAGACAGATGCTCTCCAAATGGTAATGACTTTGAAATTTTTGAAGCACTCTCGCCACTTGGGAGATCCTTTGAGACTTCTGATCCAGAGGAAACCATTGAAATCATTGACTTACATCTACACAAACTAATAGGAGCACTAGATGAGTGAAGAAAGACCAACAGTAATGGTGTCTGGCGGCTTTGATCCCGTCCACGCAGGACACATCCGAATGATTATCGACGCAGGAAAGTGGGGCGACGTGATTGTAATCGCAAACTCCGACCGCTGGCTATTTGAGAAGAAGGGATTCGTATTTATGGATTTCGACCAGAGAGCAGAGATTCTACAAGCAATCAAGGGTGTAATTTTGGTTGATTCTGTTGACGACACAGATGGAACAGTTTGCGATGCCATTCGCCGTCACAAGCCCACCTACTTTGCTAACGGAGGCGATAGAGGTCGCAATAACACTCCCGAGCAATCTGTTTGTGAAGAGTTGGGGGTTGAAATGCTTTGGTCAGTAGGCGGAGACGATAAAAGAGACTCATCCTCAGAACTCGTTAAACGTGTGCAAGCACCCGATCGCAGAAGCCCGAAACAATCTGAGAGATGACTTGACAGGCGGGATCTCTCTAGTTATAATATAGCTGGAGGCTTTGATGGAATCATCAAACATAATGGCTCTAAAGTTAGATGCCGCCTACAAGCCTATTGCAGTTATCGAAGCGATAGAAGCTTTGGTACTTTGTATCGTTGGAAAAGCAAAAGCAATTGAAGAGCACGATGTAGAGATAAACTCTGTCTCAAACAGCTTCAAACTTCCCTCGGTCATTGTTGTCAATAGGGTTGTAAAGTACGTCTTTTCAGGCTTCAGTCCAAATAGAAAAAACGTTTGCATTAGAGATGATAACACTTGTCAGTATTGCGCTAAAAAGTTGCCTTTGATTGAGCTAACAATAGACCATGTTATGCCCCGCTCTAGAGGCGGCAAAAACGAGTGGAATAACCTTGTTGCTTGTTGTAAAAAATGTAATCAGAAGAAGGGAAGCAAGACTCCTGAAGAAGCAAGTATGACATTACTACGACAACCAACAAAGCCAAAGAGCATCTCTTTCAAATTCAGAAGATACGCTGAGGACATTTGGGAAGATTATCTTTGGTAACCGCTGTATCGTCGGTAATAACGGTAGGGGGCTGCCCGACCCAAACGTAGGCAGAGGTTTTCGGTTATCCTTGTTCTAGACTAAAACCGAACATGCCTGTGTGGCTCAATTGGCAGAGCGTCGATTTTGTAAGTCGAGGGTTGGGGGTTCGAGTCCCTCCTCAGGCACCACCTTTTTGGAGGCAAAATGAGAGACAAGACTAGAAGAGAGCGTTATGATAACAAACTATCAGAAGCAAGGACATTCCCAGTTAGTCTAACAGCAATCAACTTTCGTTGTGACGAGAACCTAGGCTATCTTATTCGTTCTGCTGCTTGCTTTGGTGCTGATAGCGTGAACGTGATTGGTTGCATTCCAGAGAGAAGCGAACTAAGAGCACTATCAGGTTCCCTTGTAGATTATGTCCAAATCAACCAGTTCTCCAATCCAGAAGAGTTTTTGGATTATTCTCGGGCAGAGGGCATTCACCTTGTCTCAGCAGAACTAACAAGCGATTCAGTCAATCTCGAACGCTACTCGTTTGACCCCAAGAGAAAGACGAGCATCATTGTCGGCAACGAAACGACAGGTGTTCCAACGCAGATCCTCGTAAATAGCGACGTTGTAAACATTGAGATGCCCGGCGTAGGCTTCTGCCTAAACACCGCACAGGCAGCCAACATTATGCTCTACGAAGCAGTGAAGCAATACAAGAAAAAAGAAAATTTCTTTAATTCGATAAACAATCAAAGATATGCAATGCTAACCTAAAAGAGCCCGCCTAAATGGTGGGCTTACTATTTACGTTAGTCATAGGAGTTTAAATGGCTAAAAAGAACTACATTCTTGACACAAGTGTCTACCTTACTGATGCGGACGCTCTTTTCAAGTTTGACAATCACGACATCTTCATTCCTCTCAAGGTTCTTGAAGAGATCGATAAGCACAAGAAGCGTCAGGATTCCGTAGGAATCAATGCTCGCAAGATCATCAGAACACTTGATGAGATGAGAGCAAAGGGCAATCTACAAAAAGGCGTTAGAATAGACAAGGGTAAGGGAATGCTCAAGGTTGTTTCCTATGAGGTTCTCAAGAATGTTGTTTTTCCTTCTGATCTCGACCTAAGAATACCAGACCACATGATCATCGCGACCGCTATGGCAGTGAGGGAAGACTCAACACGTAAAACCTGTGTAGTTTCTCGTGATATCAACATGCGTGTCATCTGTGATTCAATTGGGCTGATAGCAGAAGACTATACAACCGAGAAGGTTGTTACTTCTTCAGATGAATTGTACTCTGGACTTGCTGCTCACCTTGTTGATGATCAAGTTATTGACCGCTTCTATGCTGGTGACGAAATTACAATAAGTGAAGATGAAGTTAAATCTCGATGGTATCCAAACCAGTATGTGCTTATGGTATCCAATGCCAATGAGAAGAAAACCTGTATAGCGAGGTTTTACAGCCATTTCCAGCCCTTGAAAAAAATTACTAATGACAAGATTCCCGATTGGAAAATCTCATCAAGGAACAAGGAACAGGCGTTCGCTATTGACCTACTTTTAGATCCGTCTGTAAAGGTTGTGTCCTTGGTCGGTCGTGCTGGCTCTGGTAAAACTCTTTGTGCGATTGCTGCTGGATTACAGCAAACAATTGGTTTGCGTGGCAACAACCACTATGACCGAATGATAGTGTCACGACCAGTTCAACCACTTGGTAAAGACATAGGTTTCTTACCCGGAACTATGGAAGAGAAGATGCTTCCTTGGTTGATGCCTATTCAAGACAACCTACAATTTTTGGTCGGAGGCGACAAGAAAACTTTACAAATGTACATGGAAAAGGGTAAGATAGAAATAGAAGCTCTGACTTACATTCGTGGTCGCTCAATTGCAAATGCTTTCATTATTATTGATGAGGCTCAGAACTTGACAGCACACGAAATCAAGACCATTATGACTCGTGTTGGTGAAGGAACAAAGATTGTCCTTACAGGTGACGTAGAGCAGATCGACAACGTTTATGTAAATGAGACCTCTAATGGTCTCGCTCATGCTGTTGAAAAATTCAAGAATTATCCAATTGCGGGTCACGTTACCTTCACAAGAGGCGAGCGCTCCGAAGTTGCTACCCTAGCGTCCAAGGTGCTCTAATGGTTTGGCAATTCATTCTAGGTTTATTTCTCGGGAACTTTCTAGAGTGGATTGTTCATAAATTCTTTTTACATGATCTCGGTAAGAAGAAGGCGTCCGTGTTCTCATTTCACTGGGGCGTCCATCATCGCGAGGCAAGAAAAAACAAATTCCTAGATCCCAAAGTCTCTTTAAGAGAAGTCGTTGGGGTCTTTTTCTTATGTTTCTTGTTATCTCCAATAATGTTCGTTTCACCCATAGCCTACACAGGAATGTTTCTACATGCTATGTTCTATTTAGTTATTCACAGTTACGCACACAAGAATCCTGATTGGTGTTACAAGTACTTGCGGTGGCATTACGACCACCACATGGGCAAAGACCAAGACAAGAACTGGTGTGTAGTTCATCCCTTAGCGGATTACTTACTAAGAACACGGAGAAAATATGAATACAGAAAACCTTGCAGCGGTCGCAGTTGCCCCAGAAAATCCACTGAAGCAAATGCTACTAGAGTATGTGGGAAACAAGTTTGCGACAGAAGAAGATGAAGGTGAGTTTGAAGTCACAGTCCAAATGATTGTAGACACTCTTGCCCACGAATTTCCAGAGTTCGTTATGATTATGGCTGAGGAAAACTGGATTAGAGGCTACCAACAAGGACTAGATGATGCTAGTAAATTACATACAACAGCGCCAGAAGATGCTTGAAGAGTCAAATAATTTTTATACCCCTAATGGTATACACGTCTTTACCAAAGACGCGATGATGAATGACCTCGTAGATCTTGAGGCTGTGATTGCCAATCTCGAAGCAAAGCTACCTGACCACATTCGTGATGGTATAGAGATGATTATTATTGGTAGCTTTGATGAGTTTGAAGAGCGCGACATCAATGCATTTTACAAAGACGGTGCCCTCTACGTCTCAAATATCCAGAGCGACAACGATGACCTTCTGGATGATCTGGTCCATGAGACAGCCCACTCCGTCGAAGAGCAGTACGGAATGGAGATCTACGGAGACCAAGAACTCAAGGATGAATTCTTGAGAAAGAGAATGCACCTTTACAACGTCCTATGGAACATGGGTTTCAAGGCTCCACGAGAAATGTTCTTCGATACAGAGTATGACCAAGAATTTGACCAATTTCTTCTAGATGATATTGGGTACGACAAGTTGTCAGAGATTTTGAAGGGAATCATGGTCACGCCATACGCTGCCACGTCTTTGCGAGAGTATTTTGCAACAGGCTTTACAGAATTTTATCTTTATCCTGACAGCCACAATTACCTCCAGAAGACATCTCCAGAGCTATACAAAAAATTAGTTCAGCTTCATAAGCTCGATCAGACTTGACAGCATCCGTGTGGGGTGTTATATTATAGGCATAAGGAGATTATTATGCCTCACATTTCATTTTCGGCATTGAAGGACTGGAACTTTTGCGCTTGGTACCACAAGCTAACTCGCATCGATAACATCGGAGGATTTGAAGGCAACGCCTACACTGCCTTCGGTAACGCCATCCACGAAGTCTGCGAGAAGAAACTTCTAAAAGAAGAGGTAGATGAGAATGATCTGTTTATCCGACGCTTTGAGCACTTTCTTGGCGAACTTGACGAAGAGCAGGACGCTAAACTGGTTGAGGAAATGCGCTCGCAGGGCAAGGCTATTCTGCCTGAGATTGAAGATGCGCTTGCAGATTACTTCGGAGAATACGAAGTCCTAGGCTCTGAGATTCCTCTTGACGAGAAGATTGAAGACGAAGACGAGTATGTCTTCAAGGGCTTTATCGATGGTGTTGTGGCCACACCTGATGGCAAGGTACACATCTTCGACTGGAAGACTTGTTCTTGGGGTTGGGATGCCAAGCGTCGTAATGCACCTATGACCACATACCAGCTAACTCTATACAAGCATTACTTTGCTCAGAAGATGGATATCGATCCAAAGAACATTGAAACTCATTTTGCACTACTTAAGAGAACATCCAAGAAGGATCGTGTAGAATTCTTTAGAGTGACCTCCGGACCACGTAAGACAGAGAACGCTCTAAAATTGTTGAAAAAAGCACTATACAATATCAAGAACAAGCGGTACATTAAGAACAGACTTTCTTGCAAGTTTTGTGTTTTTAACAAAACGGAACATTGTCGATAGAGGAATAAATGACAAAGAAAAAGGTTTTGGTCTTATCAGACCATCCACTGTCCCCATCTGGTGTTGGGACACAGACTAAGTATATGATAGAAGCCCTGCTGAAGACCGGACGCTACCAGTTCGTTTGTCTTGGCGGGGCTGTCAAGCATAAGGATTACACCCCCCAGAGAGTAGATCCTTGGGGTGATGACTGGCGCATCTTCCCGATCGATGGTTATGGAAACCATGAGATTATTCGCTCCATTCTTCAAAAGGAGCGCCCTGACGTTCTCTGGTTTATGACCGACCCACGATTCTATGGCTGGCTATGGGAGATAGAGAATGAGGTTCGTGCGAATATTCCAATGGTTTATTACCATGTTTGGGATAACTTCCCGGCACCCAAGTTCAATGCTGACTTTTACAACTCTACAGATGTTGTTGCTTGTATTTCAAAGGTTACACATGCAATTGTTGAGCAGGTTGCGCCTGATGTTCAGTCTTGTTACCTACCCCATGCAGTAAATGAAACTTTCTTCCACCCAGCTTCAAACGAAGAGGAAGAACGTGCTGCTGAGTCACTCCGCGAGAGAGTAACACAGGGTAAGACAAAAAAGAAGATCTTTTTCTGGAACAACCGTAATGCCCGTCGTAAGCAGAGCGGTACTCTCATCTGGTGGTTCAAAGAGTGGTTAGATAAGGTTGGCCATGATAAGGCTATGCTCCTAATGCACACAGATCCACGAGATCCGCACGGACAAGATCTACCACATCTTATTCAGCATCTTGGGCTGGACCAAGGCCAAGTTCTGCTTTCGACAACGAAAGTGAACCCACAAGAGCTTGCTAATCTTTACCGAATGGCTGATTACACCATCAACATTTCTGATGCTGAGGGCTTTGGTTTAGCAACTCTTGAGTCACTTTCTTGTGGTACTCCCATCATTGTTAACATGACAGGCGGTCTACAAGAGCAGGTAACTGACGGCAAGAACTGGTTTGGCTTTGGCATCGAACCTTCCTCAAAGACAGTTATTGGCTCTCTACAGGTTCCATACATCTACGAGGACAGAATCTCACAAAGAGATTTTGATAAGGCGCTTACTTCTGCGCTCAAGAATCCAACCAAGAAATATCGCCAAATGGCTTCACATGGTCGTAGGCATGTGCTAAAATCTTACAACTTTGAGACTTTTGAAAAGTCTTGGATTGAGCTAATGGATAAGGTCACTGCCGAAATGGGTTCTTGGGAAACAAGGACTGGTTACGATAGATGGCATTTAATGGAGGTAGCATGAAAAAGAAAGTTCTACTCAAGGGTCCGCTTCTAACCCGCTCTGGTTATGGCGAGCAGGCTCGTTTTGCTCTTCGTTCTTTGCGTTCTCGCGAAGACCTTTTTGAAGTTTTCATTCAGCCCATCCAGTGGGGGCAGACATCTTGGACTTCTGAAATGAATGAAGAGCGCATTTGGATTGACCAGACTATTGAGAAGACGATTGGTTACATTCAGCAGGGAGGTCAGTTCGACATTTCTCTACAAGTAACGATTCCAAATGAATTTCAGAAGCTTGCTCCGGTAAACATTGGATATACTGCTGGTATTGAGACCACCAAGATCGCTCACCAGTGGCTTCAGAAGTCAAATGAGATGGACAAGGTTATAGTTGTATCTAATCACTCTAAGCAAGTATTCGAGAGCACCGAGTATAAGGCAGTAAACCAGCAGACTGGTGAGCAGGTAACTCTACGAAACCAGACCCCCATAGAAGCAGTCGGATACCCAGTCAAGACTTTCGAGACTCTACCAGAGTTAGGTCTAGACTTACCTACTTCATTCAACTTCCTTACTGTTGCTCAGTTCGGGCCAAGAAAGAACCTTCTAAACACCATTAAGTGGTTTATTGAAGAGTTCCGCAATGAGGATGTAGGTCTTGTAGTTAAGTCTAACATTGCAAAGAACTGTTTGATGGATCGCAAGCGCTTGATGGTAGATCTTGCTAACTTCCTTCGTCAACAGGGAGAGAGACAGTGCAAAGTATTCCTCCTACACGGCGACATGACTGACGCCGAAATGCACTCCTTGTATCGTGATCCTCAAATCAATGCATTTGTCTCTCTCCCCCACGGCGAAGGCTTTGGTCTTCCACTCTTTGAAGCTGCTTACTCAGATCTCCCTGTAGTCGCTACAGGCTGGTCTGGGCAGTTAGATTTCTTGGTTGATGCTGAGGGCAAGGAACAATTTTACAACGTCGCCTTCGATCTACAGCCGGTCCAGAAAGAGGTTGTTTGGGATGGGGTCATAGTCCCTGATTCCATGTGGGCGTTTGCTCGCGAGGGCTCTGCGAAGGAACAGATGCGTGCTTGTTTTGAGAATAATACGAGACGCGATGAGTACGCTCAGCAACTACACGAACGTTTCTCTGAGCAGGCGATGTATGAAAAGTTTGTAAAAACCATGGGCTTTGCTGGAATAGTAATAGAACAAGACTGTATTTTTGTAAGTGATATGTTTCAAGAGCAGTATATCGGTGGTGCTGAACTGAGCTTACAGACCTTGATTGATTCAATACCTGAATCTAAAACTTTTACCCGTGTAAATTCAGCCAATGTTTCTGAACTCATGCTTTCCTTAAATAAGGATAAGACATGGATATTTGGTAATATAGCTCAGTTACCAGAAGAACTTATTTCTTTTGCAGCCGAGAATCTTACAAATTACTACTTTATCGAGTATGATTACAAGTACTGTGAGTACAGGAACCCAGTTCTTTATGAGTTCCTTGAAGATGAAAAGTGTGAATATAGCGAAACCCCAAGAGGTAAGTTAATTTCTAAGTTTATCAACAACTCAATAAAGACCTTCTATATGTCACAAGCTCAGCGTGATATCCATGCTGCTGATTTGAAGAGCCTAACTGGTGACAACTTAGTCGTATTATCTTCCACATTCAACACGGATTTCTTTGAAAATCTTGAGAAGTATTCTTCAAACGAGAAGACTGATAAGTGGCTTGTGCTAGGTTCTCGTTCTTGGGTTAAGGGAAGCAATCAATCTGAAAAGTGGTGCAAAGATAACAATCTAGATTATGAAGTGATTTCAGGTCTTAAGCCAGAAGAGGTGCTGGAACGGATGTCAAAGGCAAAGGGTGTATGCTTCTTGCCAACAGGCTATGATACTTGTCCAAGATTTGTTATTGAGGCTAAGTTATTGGGATGTGAACTACATCTAAACGAGCATGTTCAGCACGCTAATGAGGATTGGTTCAATACAGATAATTTAGAAGATATCAAGAGTTACCTGTTGAATCGAAAGGAAGTATTCTGGGATGAAGTTAGATAATCATTTTTCTGTTGTCATTCCTTCATATAATTGCGAAGAATGGGTTGAGAAAAACTTAGGTTCTGTCTTAGGGCAATCATACGACAATTATACAATTTACTATGTTGATGATTGCTCTACAGACAAAACTGTGGATATTGTTTCTTCTTTCAAGAGCGATAAGATAGTAACATTTTTTAACTCTTTCAACAAAGGCAAAATGGAGAACTTAGAGATTGTAAATGAGTCTTTACCTGAAGACACAATTACAGTAATTCTAGATGGTGATGATTGGTTCTACAATAAAGAGGTCCTTGGTTTTTTAAATCAAATTTATCAAGATTCAAATGTTTGGATGACAAATGGCTCTTATGTTATTGAACCACACGGTTTTGTGGTTAAGCCAAGATTAAACAATGACTATTGGTCTGGGAACATAAGACAAAAAAGTTGGGAGTTCTCTCATCTTGGAACTTTTAAGAAGAAATTGTATGATAGAATAAAAAAGAAGCACCTAATGAATTCGTCTGGTCTATACTGGGCTACGACAAGTGACCAAGCAATAATGTGGCCTATGGCTGAGATGGCAGGACCAGAACACCATCGTTCGATAAACGAAGTGTTATACTGCTACAATAGAAAAAACCCATTGTCAGATGATAGGGTTAATAGAAATGATCAACTTTTAACAGAAAAACTTATAAGACAAATAAAACCATACGATAGATTAGAAAAACTATGAATATTCTGCTAGAAAACGTTAATCTTAGATCGACTTCTGGACCTAATCATTTTGGACAAAAGTTAGTAAAATACCTTAGTTTACGTGGAGTACAATTCAGTAATTCGATTCCTTACGACAAGAAGCTTACTTTTATACAGTCAAGTGGTCAAAGAAAGGACTTGGACATGTATCTTAGATTAGATGGTATATATTTCAATTCTGGTTTTGATTGCGAGAGAATGAACCATAATATAAAAGCTAGCTATCATGATGCTAAAGGTGTGATCTTTCAAACAAATTTCAATAAAGAATTGATTTTTAAATGGTTTGGTTCACATTCAAATTATGCCATCATAAATAATGGAGCCGATGTATTATCAATATCTGATTTTGAGATATCAGAACAAATAAAGAACAGATACAGTTCTTTTGATAATGTTTGGAGTTGTGCTGCTAGCTGGCACGCCTTCAAGAGACTGAAAGAAAATGTAAAGTATTTCTTGAATTTTGCGGGTGATAATGATTGTCTGATAGTATGTGGAAATAATCCTGACTATGTGATTGAGCACCCAAGAATATTTTACGTTGGTGACCTATCAATATCTGAACTCATGTCGGTATATAAAATTTCAAAATACTTTATTCATTTGGCTTATCTAGATCACTGTCCAAATGTTGTTATTGACGCTCGCGCCTGCGGGTGTAATATCATTTGCTCATCTGCAGGTGGAACACGAGAAATAGCAGGCTTAGGCGCAACAATTGTTAACGAACCAGAATGGGATTATAGTTTTTTGGAGAGCCCCGAGCCTCCAGCCCTTGAGTTTAACAACATAACTGGCAACTCTTTTGATTCAAAAATATCAATGGCTATCGTTGCCAAAAAATACTTAAATTTTTTAAAGGAAGATTAAATGAAAGTTTACTACTATGATTTTGGATTATGGAAGGGAACAGAGATACACTGGATGGTCAATCATGTCTTCCCTGCTCTCAATATCACAGACTATAAAGTATATGGTTTTGAGGCTTGTAAGGATTACGCTGATGCCTTAAAAAATAAGTACAAGGATAATGATCGGGTTGAAATTATTAACAAAGCTGTAGTTGACACTCCGCGAATGGTTAGGCTTTATCATGCCCCAAATCACGTCGGTCACTCTGTTTTTTCAACAAAAAGAAACGTATCCAAAAACTATGAAGAAGTTGAAGGTATCGTGTTTTCAGAGTGGATTAAAGAGAATGTAAAAGCACACAAAATTGCTTTTAATATTTTAAAGGTTAACATTGAAGGCTCAGAGTGGTATTTGTTTAATGATCTTGTAAATTCTGGAGTACATAAACACATTGATGTATATTGTGGGCAAGGTCACGATGTAGAAAAGGTATCAGAACTTGAGGATAAAGTCGATGCCTACTACACACTACTAAAAGAAAATGATATAAATTTGTATAGATTTACGGAATACCTTCCACAGAAAAATGATGATATAGTATCTATCATCAGAGATAAAATGAAGGACTATTGATGAAAAACAATATAAGTGTAATTGGAATCGGTCGCCTCGGTCTTTGTTTCTGCCTAACATTAGAAAAGGCTGGATACAATGTTGTTGGCTATGACATAATCGAAAATTATGTAAACGAAATCAATAAAAAAGCATTCTTTTCTCATGAGCCCGGAGTAAATAAACTCTTATCAAAGTCAAAAAATTTTAGAGCCACATCGGATGCTGCTGATTGTGTGTCACATTCGGATATTCTTTTCGTTACTGTAGCATCTTTTTCAGAGCCAGACGGTCAATACGATGTTTCTCAAGTCGATTCTGTTGTAGATACTCTAGTGAAACTTGGCAAGCAAAAAGATACTAAGCATTTAGTAGTTTGCACAAATGTTAATCCCGGTTATTCAGATACTGTATACAAGAGATTACGGGAATATAACTGGAATGTTAGTTTTAATCCAGAAACAATAGCTCAAGGAACAATTCTAAAAAATCAATCTGAGCCAGATTGTGTTTACATAGGCAGCGATACGGATGAACTTGCACAGGAGATTGTATCTGTTTACAAAAATGCTTGTACTAATACTCCCTCCATACACATTATGGATAGACTAAGTGCTGAGCTTACGAAGGTATCCCTCAATTGCTACTTAACTTGCAAGATTTCTTTCGCCAATATGGTTGGTGATCTAGCCACAAAGATAGGGGCTAATCCTGACAAAGTTTTACACGCAGTTGGCTCAGATAGTCGAATAAACAATAAGTTTTTTAGATATGGCTTTGGGTGGGGTGGTCCGTGTTTCCCTAGAGACACAAGAGCCTACATGCGCCTTGCCAAGAACAATGATATGCCTTTTGACATGTGCGAAGCTTCTACTGATATCAATGGCAAACATTTAGATTTTCAGGTAGAGCAATTTTTAAGCTCTGGACAATCTGAATACTTCACAGATTCAGTGACATACAAAAAAGGAACAGTAATTTTAGAAGAATCTCAGCAGCTAAGGTTCGCTCATGCACTGGCAAAAAATGGAGTCAAGGTTACAATTGAAGAATCCGAAGAAGTAATACAAAATCTAAAAAAAATATATGATGATTTATTTGCTTATGTGGAGAGAAGATGAATAAAGGCGTAGTACAAATAAATTTTACAATTGGTTTTGGAAACAACCTATTTCAATATGCATGTGGTAGATTATTTGCTGAAAAAAATGGTCTCAAGCTTTTACATAGAGCAATACCTGAGCTTGGTATTCCCGAGCAAACAGCTTTTGCAAATAGACAACTTCCAGTATTTTATATCAACGATTCAAACTACAAACAATGTCTAAACTCTGATATCAATTTAGAACAAAATTTTGTTATCAATGGTTACTTTGAAGATTATAAAATCATAAAACCATATATTGACGAAATAAGAACTTGGTATACACCATCTGAAATAACAAATAGAAAGGATGTTATCTTACACCTTCGTTTGCAAAATAGATTGATACAAGAGTCTCATCACAAAAATCACATCACTGCAGATTCTATAAAAGAAGTTTTAAACAAGATGAGTTTTGAAAGACTTCACATTGTCACTGATGCTGAAAAGTGGGAACCATATACTATTTCTGATATTAAAAAGATACAAGATCAAATCAGAGTAGGACCCAATCGAACAGCCCCATGGGTTTCTACTGAGCAGTCTTTAGAATACATGAATCATCTTGTTGAGGAATTGACACCTCTAGACCCAATTATTCACTGTAATGGGGCTGAAATGATGGGAGGTACTGGTGGGCTGCGAGGCAGCTTCATTGATGATTTCAATCTTTTGAGAAGTTTTGATAAAGTTATTGTACATAACAGTACATTTTCTTGGTGGGCAGCTACTTTAAGTGGAGCATCGCAAGTAGCAATTTTTAATCCTTGGAAGATTGCTAAGCCTCCCAATCTTAGAAGAAACCTTGGAAGAACCAATTTTGATGGTTGGTTTTCATGGGGTGGTGCTGATGCTCTTTACTTTAAAAAGTATGGAATAAAATCATGAAGTACAATTTCTTTACAGTTCTCAACTCTGCTTATATGATTTTTGGAAAAATTTGGCTTCTTTCATTATTAGAGGAAGTCCCCGACGACAAAATTGATAATATAATAATCTTAGATACGGGTTTGAAAGATGAAGAGGTTGAATATCTCAAGAGCTTCAGCAAAGTCAGTATTCTACAAAGTGACTTGAATCTTACAGACACTTCTGATGCTCTTCCACGAAATTCAAATTGGCTACAACATGTTCTCAGAAAAACTAAATTTTGTAAAGTGGCACTAAAGATCCACAGCAGTCCATTGATTATGGTCGATTCAGATTGTATGTTTTTAGGCGATGTAACAGAAGTGATAGAACAAGATAAGGATATTTTAGTTTGCAATAGAAGTTATAAAGAAGATGATAACTGGATTGCTTCTTTTTTTGTTGTAAACAATCCAGATGAAGGTATAAGATTTTTGAATTCTTGGATTGGTAGAATGAAGAGGCTAATGGAAGAACAGCCACATCGCGGCTGGTTTGAATCTCATTCCTTGAATTTATTGCTTAATGAAATTAGACAAGGTAAACACGGAGAATTTAATATAGGAGATGTGTTTACTGCTGATGTTGCTTGTGAAGAGGAAAGTTTTTTCTCAGATGAAAATACAAAGATAGTTCACTTCAAGGGTACTGGACAGAAAACAGACTTCTCTGGCAGAATAAACAGATTTAGAAATTCTAAACATGTTATAGAGAAGGTCAATGAATATATCAGAAAGTAAAAAAGAAATAATATCAGAATATTTTGGAGATGTAGATGAGTAAGATTGGAGTTTTGAAAAATCGTTTTCACCCAAGCGGTTGGCAAAATTGTGATTGGACAAATAGGATGAAAGAGGCAATTGGTATTCTAGGTTTAGAATTAGATTTTATTGACAACCCGTCTCTTGTAGATGAAGAAACTTTATTTTATTTAACAAGACTCAACCATGATGCTGGTTACAAGAATTCTGAAAAATTATCCAAAAAACTAGAAGAGATAGCTCTACACTTTGAAAACAAGAGAAGTTCAATATTTCCTAGTTCTTATCTTTACAGGCTGTATGAAAACAAGAAAAACATATTTTTCTTATTTGATAAATGCGGAGTAAAACAACCACAAACTTGGTTTTTTGATAATCCTGAAGAAGCATTAAACACTAAAATACCATTCCCGGTCGTCATAAAACACCCTTATTCGTGCGCTAGCAACTTCATGGAGCAGGCTAAAAATATAGAGGAATACAGAGATAAGGTTAGAAAAATCTTCAATGTATCTTCGGGATGCATAGTGCAGCAAAAGATAATGTTCACAAAAGAAGCAAGATTGACTTTTGTTGGCGATGAAGTGGTGCATGGCTACTTTAGAATCAAGAAAGACCAAGATTCACTTTCTGGTTCTACTCGTTTTGGTTCTGTTTGTGATTTTGATATTGATCTAAAAGAGATGTCAAAACACATAAAGAAGTTTAGAAAGCTTACAAATATAAATATAGGAGCGTGTGATGTTGCTTGGGAAAATGATGATTTGACAGTAGAACCACATTTTTTTGAAGTTTCCCCAATCTTTAGTATGAATGTTCCGGGTCCTGTTGGCTCTGCATACAAATCTTTCAAAGGAACTGCTGAGTTCAAAGTAAAAGAAAGACAAATACAATTAGACTTTTATAAAAAAGTAATTCAATTTTTGAAGTCGGAAAGTGAAAAGCCAGTAATCTATTGTGATATTGACTACACGATTAATGACCATGTACCTAGGGTGAAAAAATGGACAAGTTCAGATGGCTCTATAGACCAAAGATATGGAGATTATGATGAGATTATGCTCGATCCTGCCAATGAGCAAGCAAGAGAAATTCTCAATTATGCAAAAGAAAAGTATAGAATTGTTTTTATAACAGCTAGGGGTAAATTCAATAATCCCTATCTCTCTACTAGAGACTGGCTTATCAAAAATAACTTTCATTATGACCAGATAATAATTGTTGATAACTTTGAGCAAAAATTAGAGATACTAAAATCAGATCATAGAACTCATTTGTTCATAGATGACTTAACAAGAGGACATCATACTGATAATATTGAAGTAAAGAAAGATAATGTCAAGAAATTGATTTATTTCAATATACCTTTCATTAGATACAATAACAACTGGTCTGAAATAGAGGAAGCACTAAGATGATAGTAGCCAACAATAAGTCAGGGTTGGGTAACAGAATGAAATCGATTGTTTCTGCCATGAGGCTTGACAGTGATTACCGTGTCCACTGGACTAAAAATAAGGATTTGACTTGTGAATTTTCTGATTTATTTCTAAATGATGTAGAGGTGAAATCAATCCCATCAGGTGCTAAAACTTACCCTTCATGGCGACTGGCTATTTTAGACACAGACCCAATACCTAATGGTTTCACCAAGATTACAGCAGACAGAGATATGGCTGGTAATAGATTTAGTTTTACTTGTCCTAGATTACGAAACATTGATTTAGAATTTTCAAGAATACCTGAAGCTGTAAGATCTGAATGTGTTAGTAAATTCAATGACCTAATCATAAATCCAGAGATTTTAGAAAAAGTCGAAAGATTCTCAAGCAATTTCAACGATGAGACCATATCAGTACACATACGTTCTTGGTCGGACGATATCGAGAGAAAAGATAGCTTTCACAGATTAGAAAACTTTTTTGCCAGTGTTAAGTCTAATTTGAATAATACTACGGATGGTAATATATATCTTACGTCAGATTCTGATTATGTCAAAAATTTATTTAAGACAAGATACGGAAACAGAGTACTGGTTTATGACAGAGAGACAGACATAGCAACAAGTCGTTTTCATGGGGAAGGAATCAAAGAAGACTTCATTGAAATGCTTTTACTGTCCAAGAACAAAACAATTATAGGAACTTATCTTAGTACTTATACAGAAGTAGCATGGTGGTTAGGAGGAGCAACAGCGGAGGTTGAAATATGCTAAAAAAACCATATAATTTAGAAGAGCAAATGTTTGGTTTGAACAATAATTTGACTTGGGATGACATTAGGGCTACCAACATTAATTGGTGGAAAAGAGTAGGAAAAAGCGATCCAAAAGAAAAGCCCGAAACTAAAAAGGCGAACTACGATTTTTTCTTAAATGATATAAAAAGTATTACTGGCATCACATTTGATAATGTCAAAGATAAAATCATAGGGGAGATATCTGTAGGACCTTATGGAGGCATCATAGAGTGTTATGGAATGAATTGCAAAGAGAAATATTTTATTGATGTTTTTATGGATGATTTCAAAGATATGAATTATGTCAATTGGACTTCTAATTCTCATTTCATTAATGCTCCCGCCGAACACATTCATCTAGAAGATAATTCGCTAGACATTCTTTTTGGTTACAATTCTATCGATCATGGTTGGGATTGGAAGGCTTCTATCGATGAGTGTTTGAGAGTTTCAAAAAGCATGTTTTTAATGTTTGATACAAAAGATGAAATAGATGGTGATTTTCATCCACAAAAAATTAGTCATCAAGATGTGATTGATTACGCTGAAGAGCATAAGTGGTCCAAGAAATTTCAACATGTTACTGTAAAGCCACAGCTAAAAGACTACGGCTATTATGAAACATGCTTTGACTGGCCAGAAACTTGGGTATACGTGATAAAATGAATAATTCATATGTTGTAGCTTCGCTTGGTCGATGCGGCTCTCAGTTAATGACGGTGGCTTTACACAATCATTTATGGGGATTTCAGGAGCACGAAAAGAAATTTTTAAAAAAGACAAGACCTTTTATAAGAGAATATCCTAGTGTATTCAAGAACGGGGTGGTTCACAAAACACACCTATATCCAATTCAATATCCTGACAACTGCAAAGTTATTTTTACTTTTGGTAATCCTTTGGATATTATATTGTCGGTTGTTAGAAAAAGTAAAACTGAAGGCTACTGGGGTCCTGCTCACTTCAAGAACCTAGATGCTGATTGGGGAGAGTTTGGAGATATTTTTATTCGAGACGTTCTAAAACTAGAAAATATGTTTGATTCATTTTACAAACCGCAAACATGTGATATTATGTGTCTAAGGTATGAAACTCTATGGGAAAATGAAGATAAAATTTCTGAGTTTCTAGATTTTGATTTTAGGCTCCCTGAGCGTAAAACTAGAGAATCTAAAAACCTAAGACAAAGCCTAACAGGCGAACAGATAAAAATCTTTAATTCTGGATACTCTTCTTTCATAGAAAAAATAAACAATGCTGAAGATTGCAAAATTTGGAGTGTGAAATGAAAAAAGCATTAGTGTGTGGAGCGGGTGGCTTCATCGGTGGTCATCTTGTCAAGTATCTAAAGTCGAAAGGCTACTGGGTACGCGGTGTTGATCTTAAATACAACGAATTTCATAAGGTTGATGAGATAGCAGATCATTTTGTTATTGGAGATCTGAGAGATCCTTATGTTGTCGCCGCCGTGATTGACGAAGAAATGGATGAAATCTATCAACTTGCTGCTGATATGGGCGGAGCAGGATTTGTTTTTACTGGCGAGAATGATGCAGATATCATGCATAATTCTGCCATGATCAACCTAAACGTTGCGCACGAAGCAGCCAAAAAGAAGGTCAAGAGAGTATTCTACTCCTCTTCTGCTTGTATGTATCCAGAGCACAACCAACTAGATCCCGATAACCCAAACTGTGTTGAAGACTCTGCATATCCAGCAAATCCAGATTCGGAATATGGTTGGGAGAAGCTTTTCTCAGAAAGACTATTCTTGGCTTTCATGAGAAACAAGGGACTTGAAGTGCGTGTGGCAAGGTATCACAACATTTTTGGACCATATGGAACATGGGAAGGTGGTAGAGAAAAGGCTCCCGCTGCTTTCTGTCGTAAAGTTGCACAAGCTCCAGAAGGCAGTAAGATTGAGGTATGGGGACCGGGTACTCAGACTAGATCCTTCCTGTATGTTGATGAATGTGTTGAAGCCACTTACCGCTTGATGCAGTCTGATTTTACGGGACCAGTTAACATTGGCTCCGAAGAAATGATCGCGATTAACGATTTTGCCAGAATGGCAATACAAATCTCTGGCAAGGATCTGGAACTTTATAACATTGACGGTGAGGAGTTTGAAGCTAAGTATGGGCACAAGTGCCCAATTGGTGTTAACGGAAGAAACTCTGATAACACGCTTTATCGTGAAAAAATAGGATGGGAAGTATCACAACCCCTATACGAAGGGATGGAAATGACGTATAATTGGATTCTAAAACAGGTGAAAAAGAATGGCTAGATGTTTAGTAACAGGACACAAAGGATATATAGGCTCAAAGCTTTTTACAAGACTGCAGTCTTTGGGTCACAAAGTTATTGGTATTGATCTTAACGAAGAAGTCTCAAAAGATATCAACAAGATCTTGGCAGAAGATAGCGATGGCAAGTTTCACCCTTATTTCTTTAATTTCCAGCCAGAATATGTCTTTCACATGGCATGTCTTCCCCGTGTAGGCTATAGTGTGGAGCATCCTGTTGAGACAACAAGGAACAATGTACTTGCAGGAACCAATGTTCTTAATTTTGCAAGAAAGGTTGGCTCTGTCAAGAGAGTAATTTATTCTAGTTCTTCATCTGTGGTTGGAAATGGAAATGGACCTGCAAGCCCCTATGCTCTACAAAAGTTTACCACAGAACTTGAGACTACCATGTATTCTCATCTTTATGGCTTAGATACTGTAAGTCTTAGGTACTTCAATGTTTATTCTCATGACCAACGAGCAGATGGTCCATATGCTACTGCTGTTGCAAACTGGATGAAGAGTATTAGAGAAGGCATCAATCCATTCATTACTGGTGATGGTGAACAACGCCGCGATATGGTCAATGCTGACGATGTTGTCAATGCTAACATCTTTTGCATGAACTACGAAGAAAAGCTGAATGGATCTGTTTTTGATGTTGGTACAGGTGCCAATATTTCTCTAAATGAAATGTCTCAGGTAGTAAAAGAGCATTTCCCAAACGTCAATTTTGATTATACTGAGCCAAGAAAAGGCGATGTAATGACCACAAAGGCAAACGTATCAGGTCTTGCCGAACTAGGCTGGCGAGCAGGTATTGAAATAAACGAAGGAATATCAGATTGCTTCAGGAGACTTAAGTGAGTTCTGTAGGGATAATTGGACAAGGTTTTGTGGGTACAGCTATCTATGAAGGTTTGAAAAACTTTTATAATATTAGAACATACGATATTAATGAAACCAAATCTAACTCCACTCTTGAAAAGCTGGTTTTACATTCTGGTATTATTTTTCAGTGCTTGCCAACACCAATGCGTTCAACTGGTGAATGCGATTTGACAATCGTAGAAGCCTCTTTAAAAAACATAGATGAGCTTTCCAGACAATTCAATCGCACCCCTATCGTTGTTATAAAGTCTACGGTCCCGCCCGGTACTTGTGAAAGACTAAATGATACGTTTATTAGTTTAAATATTATATTTAGCCCAGAATTTCTTACAGAAGCAAATTCAATAGAAGATTTTAAAAATCAGACACGTATTATCCTTGGAGGACCAAGACCTTATACAACTCAAGTAAAAACAATGTTTAGAAAAGCATTTCCGTATATTCCTATTATTAAAACAGGATACCAAACTGCAGAAATGGTAAAATATTTTATTAATAACTTTTTATCAACGAAGGTGTCGTTTGCAAATGAAATGTACCAGATTTGCAATGAGTTAGGAATTGATTATGATAAGGTGACTGAGTATGCGCTTTTTGATCAAAGAATTGGAAGAAGTCACCTCGCTGTCCCCGGACCTGATGGAGATTTTGGGTATGGTGGGCATTGTTTCCCAAAGGATTTAGATGCAATGATTTATGTAGCATCAAGTTTGGGACTAGAGCCAACAATTCTAGAAGCGACTAGAGAGAAAAATAATAAGGTGAGAATTAACAGAGATTGGGAAAACATGCCCGGTCGCGCCGTTTCAAAGGAGTAATAATGAGCAACGGAACATTCAAACTATCAAATCAGGCAGTAGGTGCCCTAATGATGGCTCTTCAGGAGTCACTGCTAAACGAATTGGACATAGTTCCAATCATCAAGGGTTTTGAACTACAGACAGGAGATGAAGGTCTTGTCGTAACGAATCCACCAACTGTCCGCGTTAGCAACAGCAAGCCAATTACCGAGCAAGATTTGCTCAACATGGCGGGCGACTAATTGCCGCGTTATCGATACAAATGTGAAAGCTGCGAGGGAGACTTCGTGGCTTTTCACTCGTTCTCGGAGCAAAAGGAGTCTTGCGACCTCTGTGGGCACGAGAGCGTTACAAAAATGGTGGGTAAGCCGATAGTCCTGAACAAAAAACAGGAAGATTCTAAGGCTACTGGTGCCCTCACAAACGAATACATTGAAGCCAATCGTGAGCTACTGGCTGAGATGAAGGAGAAAGCAAATAATGGACTTTATGAGTAGGCTAGAAATGATACTATCACTTATCCTGTTGTTGTCTCTCGGGATCAATGCACTGCTGTTTGTGTATTCTCGCAACGTAGCACAAAAGCTTGTCATGATCTCAGAAGAGATTGATGATCTACGAGCAGCAGCAGGAAGCTTTGCCGAGCATGTAAAGAAGGTGTACGAACTAGAGGCGTTCTACGGTGATCAGACACTGCAAGCTTTGATGGATCACGCTCGTTCCTTCCGAGAATACATGGACGAGTTTGACTTCATATACATACCAGACGGAGAAGAAGATGCCGAGACGCAGCAGATCGAAGAAATCTAATCACTATTTTACCAAAGAGCACGAACAGGCAATTATTGAGTACTGCTCTACAGACTGTAATAGGAGAAAGACTGAGATCTATGTAACAATGTTGCAGCCTGCGTTCAGTGAGATGGTAGACAAGATCGTATACACATACAAGTTCACGACTCTTCCAAACATCGATGTCCTAAGAGAAGAGTGTAAGGTATGGTTAATGACCATCCTTGACAAGTTCCAGCCCGAGAAAGGACACAAAGCATTCTCCTACTTCTCTGTGATCACAAAAAACTGGTTTATCCATAAGGTCAAGAAGCAAAAGCGCAAGAATCAAAGAGAGGTAGACTACGATGCTGCTCCCAAGAAGTACGAGCAAGAGTATCTGGCAACAGAAGAGACATGGGTCACTGAGCAACTACAACGAGAATTCTGGAGATCCTTCTATGAAGACATGAAGACTTGGGAATTCAATGACATGCGCGACAATGATGAGCGCGTATACAAGGCAATCATCGTTCTGTTCGAGAGCAAAGACGACATAGAAATTTTTAATAAAAAAGCTATTTACCTATATCTGCGAGAGATTACAGGTCTCAATACAAAGCAGGTCGTAAATTCTCTGAACAAGTTTAGAGAGCTATACTGTGACTTCAAGTCAGACTGGGAGAATGGCAAAATATGAGCGATGAATTTGATGATTTGATGGACGAAGCAATCGAGAACATTCGCAACGACCGCAAGGTTGCGCGCGAGTTCTTGAATGAGTTAGCCAACCAAATCGCTCAAAACGCAGAAAACAACCGAGCACTTTCCCCCGTCGCTGCAAAGCACATTGAAACCATGCAGCGCTCTAATGAACAGTTGGTAAAGGTTCTCACCCTCAAGCAAAAGGAGAGAACCAAAGAAGTTGGTTTGTCTGACGAGGACAAGGCAAGCCTCTTTGACATGATTCAAGGAGAAACCTGATGGCGAGGATTGATTTCAATCAAATTAATTATCCGGGCGCTGGTATGGAACTACTTGTTAATGCAGCCCGAGAAACGATTAATCCCGGTGTTAAAAGAAGTAATGAGTTTGAAGCTAAGGTGATGACAACGCCTGTAAATGTTCCTGCTGATTTTGAGAGCGATGGATATAAAAAATCAAGAAATCCAAATCCAAAAGATGGTGATAGAAAATATCAATTTTACGTTAAATTAATAGGTAATCAGCCTCAAAAATTCCTTGCAGAAGACTGTGAAGACGATCCCACTTATTCAGATGAAAAAAGAACTCAAATAAATACTTTAAATACACAACTTTGTCGGGTTATAACAAATCATTTTGCTAGACCAAAGAAAGGCGATATTGTAAAAGTAACTCTTGAGTCAGGTCTAGATTATGAATTTAATTGCAGAAGAGCAAAATCTTATCTTGGTATTGTAAGACACACATCTGAAAATGATTTTAAACCCGTGAATGAAAAACAAAAAGAAGTTTGTGATTCTATGGAGAGTTTATTTAAATCTGTTAGCTTTACTAGTGTTGGTAGTATAAGCACAAGCTACAAAGAACACTTTGAGCCTTCAATTGGTCCATTATCAAATCCTTTGAGTGGTTATCCGGTGTCTGATAATTTTTATAATAAAAGAGGTAGTGGTATTCACGGAGGTTTAGATCTAGGAGCGGAAGTTGAAACTCCGATTAGAGCAATGCACGATGGTACGGTATCTATTAGAGCTTCAAACTGCAAAGACAATTTTTCTAATCTAAAATCTGTGGATGGAAAACTTGTTGCAATAGCAGAAAAAGACTGTGGTAAACAGCCAGATGGCACTTACAAGGGCTCTCGTGGAGGAAATTTTATAAGACTTACACATCCAGATGGGTGGTTCACATCTTATATGCACCTTTCAGGAAAAGAGTTGACAGCAAAATCTGGTGTATTTGTCAAGGCTGGAGACATAATTGCATACTCTGGAAACACAGGAAATAGTTCTGGTCCTCACCTACACCTTCAGTTACATAGAAGCAATGGTGATAAACTAAATCCAGCTTGGCACATTGGAGAAGCCGCTCACGCTGCCGCAACTGCCGCTAGAGAAGCCGAACTGTCTTCTGCAGTTGTGGAATCATCTGCGGCGACTGCTAAACAAACTTCAAAACACTCATAATTTAAAGGATTAAAACAATGGCACAATCAAGAACTAAAAGCATAATAGATCCTAGTAAGTTTTCTGGTACTCGTCGTAAAGAGGCAAAAAGAATCCAGAGAGAAGTAAAAGACTATATGGAAAGCAAAGATGCTGGCGGTTCTCCTCTTGTACCAAGACTAAGCGGCTTACTAAACACTGAAAAGCTAGACATTAACGTTTATTATGCAGCGAGCCCAAACGAACATGTTATCCAGCACAAAGGCGCTTTTATAACTTTTGGAGCAGATAAACCTACGGGAACTGCCAGTGGTTACGGTGGCAAAGGAGCTATGGGGGCTAATAGAATTGATTTAGTGGTTGGGAGGCAATCTATGGGTAAGCCTGATGATGGCACAAATACAGACAACAGCTTTCAGGCTGATGCTGCAAGAATTTACATTTCACAACTTACCGATATTGATGCAAACTTTGGTATAGATCCGGGCAAATCTGGTTACATGGAACAACGTTCTGGTATTGGTATCAAGGCTGATGGTGTGAGAATCATCGGTCGAGAGGGTGTTAAAATAGTTACAGGCAGAATGCAAGCCACTAATGAAAAGAACTCTCTTGGAGGTAAGATGCTTCCTGCTCCTACTATCGAACTAATTGCTGGAAACAACACAGAGCCCCGACCAGCAGCAGGAACTTTGGGTGCTTTCTTTGGCGAAGACGAGATGTATGATCCGCTACAAGGTGTTGGTATGGGCAACAATCTAGTAAAAGCATTTCAAGATTTGATGTTCTTGTTGCAAGATGTCATTGGTGTTGTAAGAAAAACTAAAGCTAATCAAAAGCTTCTAAATATAGCAATTTCTGCTGCTGCCTCTTTACCTCCTGCTATTGCAGGACCTCTAATATCTGCAGCGTTCGCTCTATACAGCACAAGAGAAGTGACCACATCAATAGATTTGTGGCGAGCCAACATAGATGCCACACTATTTGACATAAATTATTTACAACCAATTGGGTTTCGTTATATCGAAAGTAGAAATGTCAAGACAACCTAATTATTTGAGAGCATAAAATGTCAAATCCTTCACCTTTCCTGCGCTATCAGGATAAAAATGGCGATTTTCTAATTGATGATTGCGAAGTAGATCTACCCGGACCAATCGAGAAAGTATGTCTCGATTGCAAACCGAATCCAAAAGCAATAGTCCAGAATTGGAAAACAAGCCTAAACACACCATTTCTCAATGAGAAACTTTGTTTATATCAAGTTGGCGTTAAAACTTCGCACAATGATACTGGTGGTAATGAAGGCATTGTAGACAGGTTTGAAACCTACAAAGAAGAAGCGATTGAATTGTTTCTGGATGAATACCAGAAGGCAGTCAGTTTTGAAAACATAGAGGCTTTGCGTGAAGCAATAACTTATGATTCTGACAAAGATTTTGATCTTGAAGCAAGAGCAAACTCTACTTTATCTCTGTTGTATTCAGTGCCCTTTGATGCCATTGGGGGCTTAGAGGAAGCAGATGACGATGACGACGAAGAGGATGATGAAAGAGAGCCGATAGAGGTTACTTACCTAGCCTCAGAGTTGCCGGTCTTGCTTACAAGAGTTCGTAAAGGAATCAATCTTTACTCTAGGTATGTCAAAGTAGAATCAGTCATGAAAGGCGCAAGCCTTGTGTTTGACGAAACCCGTTCAGTTTTTAATATTGATAAATATGGTGACTCTGGATTTGGCAGAAGCAGCGAGATGGCTAGAGTCCTAATTGAGTTGGATAAGTTCTTGAATCGTAGAGGATTCAACATTGTTGGTGCAGGTAGTTTTGGTTTTGGCAAAGACAGAGTTATAAAATTAAAACTTGGATTTACTAAAAACTTTAAACTAAGGAAGTTATCAGTCTTCTCGCTAGGCTGTAGAGAAAAGCCAAAAGTTTTCAAAGGAAATAAATTATCAGCGCTCAATAGGGTCGATGTATTCAAAGATCGTACAGCGATGGCTTACTTCGCACAATTAGCTGATATGGAAAGAGATCTCACGGCACGTAATCCAAAAAACTTTGTTGATTTTATTCAAGATTACACATACCCTACTGTTGCTTTTCTAGACGCAGAAGAGATAGTAGAGGGCGATTCTAGTTGTGTTGCTGATAAGATCAGAGAAAACATACAGGGTCTTGGTCAAGAACTGGTTAATGATGTCTTGGGTATTGGCGACATTTTGGCATACCAGTTCCACAAGCAATTGTGTAGAGATGACGAAGAACAGCAGGATCTAGTTGATCAGTTTGGTGAAAGATACAAGCCAGTAGAGGAACTTGTCATTTTTGGAAGCAAGAAAAAAGGCAAGGAATCAATTTTCAGTAAGGGTAGTAGAAATGCTGTGAAAGCAATGGCTACCCAACAGGCATTTGAAAAACTACAAACAAACCCAAATGTGTTTGTTCAGTTATGTGCTGAAATGCTCATAGGAGCGTCAGGCTTAGGTGGCAAGTTTGCGGCGAGAGATTTATGGGATAGTTCTTTTGATAGAATGAAACTTTGTGGTCTTCTTGATTTCTTGCTTGACGCTCTTGGCTGTTTGTGGGGAGGCTTGGAATTAGAAGAAGCCCTCACAATTGCTTTGACAAGTGCCCTAAAGGCAATGGGTATAGAAAATTTTGGTATCCTTTTTGCTGGGCTACCACCAGAAGAGCAAGCTGAACTAGATGCCTTAGTCAAGAGAAAATTGGCAGAGGCAAAACAATCTGCTGGAACAAGACAAACAGCAGCACAAGATCAAGAAAGAAATTCTGTTGATGCAGATGCAAGCGTGTTTGGTGATGTAAATTTTGTAAAACCCTTTGAAGATCCAGTTTTGCTTGAACAAGAAAGAGCCTCTCGCACTCCCGGTCCTTATGAGGGAACAACTGTGTCTACAGGTGTTTACGAAGCTCAGAGCAGTAACTTTGGTCATCGCCCGAGGCTGGGAACCGAATATGATAATCCGCAACAAATATCCGGCAATCAAACTCCCGCTGCAGATGCCATCAATAGTGTAGCAAAAAGAGCAGAACAGACATTCTCTGCTGACTCCATAATGGAAGCATACATTTTGGCATTGATTGAGTACTATTCAGGAAGATTGTTAGATCTTGTAGATAAGCTAAATGAATTTCCCGGTGCAGAAATTATCAGTAAGATTCTTGCTGTGGCTGATTGTCCTCGTCCGCCTCTATTCACTCCGAGTATAATGGACTTCCTAAAGGATGTCGAGCTTCCATTCTGTCGAAACATAGGCGATATTGCTTTGCCAAAGTTATTTATTCCAAAGATAAATTTTGCAGAAATTATTAAAAGAATAGTTGAGGCTATCAAAGAAGCAATTATTCAAGCAGTTCTAGAGATATTAATCAAGTTAATGGTTAAGATTTGTGAGATTCTTGGTGAGGCAATCTGTAAAGCACTTGAAACAGCAGGCAACATTATTGGAAGCCTACCGGGATTGGTTACAGGTAATACAACGATTAGAGATATTGTAAGAGAATCTATATGTGGACCCAATGCTTCGGATGAAGATGTAGACAATTCTATTGCTTCCATGTTTGAGACACTTGGTGGTGCTGGTGCCAACCTTGCAAATAAAGATAGAGTTCTAGAGCTTAACGAGGCGATTGCTTCATCATCAACAAGACAAGAAATTATTGATGCTTCACTTGGTAACCCATCACAAGAATTCCTATCCATAGTTGACACAATTATAGAAGTCCAGTTCCCAGATTTCAGAGAGGCTATGCCAAATAGAAGTGCGATTGGCTCTTTCTTTACCAATTTCGGCAATCTTTTGCCGTCAGAAGTCAAAGATGAATTGGATAACATAGCAAATCAAACTTATGAAAATCTTGATCTTCCGGCTAATCCCACGTTATGTGCAACTCCAGATCAAATAGAAGAGTTCTGTTCACTACGTGCAGAAATCCTTGCAGGAAGAGCATCCGACGAGCAGATTGCAACTCTCTGTACTCGTCCTACAGATGATTTTGAGACCCTTAATAACGTATTACAAGATGGCATTCCAGCCACAATTATGAATAACCTTCCGCCGCTATTGTCTGATCCCGGTTGTAACAATGGGCTGTTTCCATATGAGCCGGAAGAATTACAGCAAGCTGCATCAGCAGGCTTGTCCGCAGACTTAGATAATTTGAAAATAGCCTATTCGTATGACATGCTAGGTAACGGACCCGGAGAAAAGAACTGGGGTTACGTCAATATGATTCTTTGTGACACGATGGCAAGACCTTTTACTAACCATGCCAGACTTGTTAATAGGTTCGCCATATTTGGTGCTAAGAAATATGTTGATTTCTATGTTGATAATAAGGACAGTTCAGACGGAGACGAAGACGTTAATTATGCAAAGACCGCGCGCCAAAGAGGTGCTTTCCCGGTTTATGTTGGAGAGTGGCAGAACACCTATTGGGGCATAAACTCTGGAGAATTAACCGTAAATGAACCAACAAACGCTATCACAACTAAAAAGACAAAATTTGTAGAAAGCAAAGATGATATAACGGCACTACCAGATTTTGGATATAACATAGGAATAGAACCAGTTGAGGATGGCTATAACATTATTACTCGTCGTCGTAAAGCAATTCCAGAACTTACAATGACCTATCGTGACAATCGAGCAGGTAACGGTAATTCTGATGGAACTGTAGACTCAATGGGCATTGGTGATAGATTCGAGTTCTATTTTGGCGAAGTTCGTAATGGCATAAATATAAAAAATAGTAATGTGAGAGTAAAAATTACTCAATTGCTGAACTATGGCAATTTATCGGCAGATGTTGCAGATACTATTAATAATCAAAATTCTAAAGGCTCTGAGACCGCACCTGCCAAGCCCGTAGCCGATAGCGCGATTATTGAGAATCAAAATTATGAATTTATTGGCATTGATTCTGGAATCGATGAACTCTTACAGTCTGCTCGTAGAATGTCTGGAGATAGAAATAAATTTGCAAATTTTGAGGCTTCATTCCAAACTCTATCAGATGAATCTCCATTGGTTCTAATGGTTTCAGATATCCTTGACATAGGCACTCCCGCCGCGAGGTCATATTGGCAAAACACAATCCAAACCTTGGCTTCTAATTTTGGAAATAGAGTATTCACAAACGATAATCCCTCTTTCCTCTACGGTGCCAAGCCAGACTCTTTAACTTCAGAGTTGGCAGAATACGGTGTTGAGCAAGACGGAGTCTTTAAACCATATTCGGAGGCAACATTTACAGATGAAGACGGCATCGAGCAGCCATTAAGAAATTCTGATGGAGTAATGGGCTTGAGTCGAGACCAGTATGAAAATGGAGATAATGCGAGGGTATTTTATCTCGACCCGGCACAATTTGGTGGAACATACACCAATCCAAAAGTATACGTTAAACCAGTTGATGCAGAAGGAATATTGGGTCTTGTGAATGTTATGTTCCCTGAATTAAGTCCTTGTAAACCATACAGAACAGATCTTGTAGATTTTGGAGACATAGCATCAAAGATCTCAACAAGTTACAACAATTATCCTGATGATCCGAGATTAGCAGGCGACCCTGATTGTATTGTAGAAAGACCCTTTGACCGTGTGCTTGGACGATCATCAAAGGCTGGTATTGAGGGAGCTATTTCCGCTGCTTGTAGAATTTATGCTTCAATGCACTTTCTTAAGACAATCAATACTTTTGCAATGTTCAAACCAGATTTTAATACAACTTTGAGTTCAGTTTACGCCTCCTTTATTCTTGAGGATATGGAAAAGAATATGAAAGACTCTCAAGGTCAATTGGCTGAGCTTTTCAATCCTTTCAAAGACGATGAATTTTGGTATGCATTCTTGGAGCAAGCTGTTCAAACGTATTTCAATAAAATACAGTCTGGTTCAATTATAGATATACCAACAGATGTTGAGAGTGCTTTAGAGAGAATCGCTGCTGCCCAGAACAGATACAAGTATCCTAATCGCAAAGATCTAAAGAACGCTAAAAAACTTGGAGAAGCACCATTACTCCAAGGTCTTACACAGTATAGAGAAGACGAAAATCTTGCTGCTGTTAAATCTGTAGAAGATGATTGTAAAATAATACTAAAAGAGTTTATGATTGAAGAAGTCAATTTTATTTCAAACGTATTTTATAAGAACATGGTTGAAGAAAAATTCATAGATAAGAATAACTATGTGACTAACATCCACTATCATATATTGACAGAACTAACATATGGCTCACAGTTAAAACTGAATCAAGAATTGAGAGAAGAAGTTGCTTCCCCAATCACGGCTGGTCAATCAGATTACACAGACGGCGACGAGTTTGCTCTAGAAGATGGAACGCCATACGTTGGATACTACCACGCTATGGAAGATGATGAAGGCGATCTGGTCTTTATGGTTGGTGAAGAGCACGGCGACGACGATAGGCTTTTGAGACCATTCGCAAACAAGGTGATAGTTCCAATTGGAGATATAGACGGCGCAAGTGGAGATCCAACTGCTCCGTTCAAGATCAGAAAGTACATTAGAAGGAATCTTGGAGCACCAGAAGAATATTCTACCGAACTTATAAAACAAATAAGAAATGATGGTGGAGATAGATTAGTATCCGAAGTTTATCCCGGTACTCTTCAGTATGTCTATGACGGACAGAAGACAAGAGAAGGAAGCGTAGCACTTGATCCTGATGCGCCCGGTAGACCTATCGTTGGTCTTCAAGGTGAACTTGGTCTACGCTATGGTTTGGAGTTCTCAACTACTTCTGGCGACGTGATAGCAACTGCTGAAATTGATGTACTAGACTTGCCTCTGAACTTGCTCAAAGGACTTGAGGGTAACAGCAAAGAACTGCTCTGCCTAATCAACAAGTTAATAGACGACCCAAATTACAAATTATTTATGGAATATGCAATTCCAGTCAAGCAGATTCTATCTGCAATTGCAATTTACAACGATGTGTCATATCTAAATTCTATTGGAGAACTTACCAGTGGAGCCAAAAAGAGTGGGGAAATTGGTGATGGAACTGCATCTAATACTAATAAGCCGGGTATGGCTGTTGAAGAAGATGGTACAACTTCTGTAAGTGCTCCCGGCTGGTTACCAAGGGCTGAGCGCGGAGGTTTCAGTCCGTTTGTTCTTACTTGGGACGAGTGGTCAAAAGAGACATTACGAAAATCAGATACTGTCCTCAAGAAGATGTTTAAATCATATTATTATTCTAGAGAATTTGGTAAGCAAGAGAAGCCAGATGCCACTGGTGCTCAGGTCGCTATACAAAATCTAAAAGAAAAATTTAAGTTTGCTCCCGGTGCGAGAACTGTGCCTTGGTGGCATCGTCGCACCAGTAACCCATTTAACGCCAAGGGTCAACTATGCGAGAGAAAAGAAGATGACTAATTATAAAGTGAGGGACAATTAATGGCTTCTTTGGCACCTAAACTTCCACTTACTTTGGATTCTGGAGATGGCTATACATCGATAAAAACTTTAAAAACTCTTATTAAACAAAATTTCAAAATGTTAATTTTGACAAATCCCGGTGAGAGAGTAATGGATCCAGAATTTGGTGTAGGAATAAAATTATTTTTATTCGAGAATTTTCAAAGTGATGTTTACGCAAGAATAGACTCAAGAATCAAAGATCAGACACAGAGATATTTACCAGTTATTGAGATAACAAGCATTGAGTTTGGTGTAGCGGAAATAGAAAACAACAGTCTGGGCTTAAGAATAGAATATATTATACCTGACATCGCTGCAAGAGATTTGCTGGAGTTCACTATTTAAGTTGAGGTAAACTGAATGCCAAAGCATAACAACAAAACGCCCTCTATAAACTATACTAATAGAGATTATGGGAGCATTAGAGAGGATTTGAATCAGATAGCAGAACGATTCTATCCCGATACATTTCAAGATTTTAGCGAGGCTTCTTTCGGCTCTATGATGCTGGATGCAGTTGCTTATGTTGGTGACCAGCTTTCTTTTTATCTAGATTACAATGTTAATGAGTCATTTCTAGATACCTCCTATCAGTTAAACAACATTATTCGCCATGGCAGAATAATGGGATACAAAAACTCAGGACGCCCTTCGACATACGGTACGGTTGCTATCTATGTTCTAGTCCCAGCCTCAACAAGTGGTATAGGTCCGGACAACAGATATATACCAATCATAAAGCGAGGCACAACTTTTTCTTCTGCAAATGGCTTAGGATTTGTTTTGACTGATGATGTAGACATGGCAAAAACCACGAACCCAATAGTGGTAGCTAGAACAGAGCCAACTACAGGCGCTCCAACTTTTTACGCCATTAAGTCATATGGAAAAGTGGTATCTGGGTTTTTCAACACTGAGACGGTAGAAATTGGTGCGTTTCAGAGGTTTAGAAGGGTTCAGTTATCAGAGTTAAATGTATCAGAAATAATCAGTGTTTTAGATTCAGACGGTAATGAATACTTTGAAGTTGAAAATCTTTCTCAAGATACGATATTTAAAAAACTAACAAATAAAAATTATAAAAATGATAATGTGCCATCTGTCTTAAAGCCACTTCTTGTCAATCGAAAGTTTGTAACTGTTTTTGATAACAACGGTGTCTCTTTACAGTTTGGTAGCGGGGACGAATACGCAGGTGATGTTGTGGCAGAGCCGCAAAGTCTTGCTATAGATGTATTTGGCAAGTCTTACGTTACAGACACTTCTTTTGATCCTAGCACTCTAGTATCAAATAAATATTATGGTATAGTTCCACAAAACACAACATTGACAATTTTGTATAGACAAACAAATCCAACAAACGCCAATGTTGCAGCAAATTCAATTAACACAGTAGGGAACAGGATACTAGAGTTTGAAGATGTTTCGGTGCTTTCGGCACCAGTTGTGCAATCAGTTAGATCCTCCCTTGAAGTAAATAACGAAACACCAATTGCCGGAAACGTATCCAATCCCAGTTCGGCAGAAATAAAACAAAGAATTTATGACACATTTCCAACTCAGAACAGAGCCGTAACTCAAAGAGATTATGAAAATCTAGTTTATAGAATGCCATCTAGCTTTGGGTCGATTAAGCGTTGCTCAGTTCAAAAGGATCCAGATTCACAAAAAAGAAATCTTAATGTGTATGTCATATCAGAAAATCCAGAAGGCAAACTCGAACAGACAAATAACACAATTAAAGAAAATATAAAAACTTGGCTTAATCATTATCGGATGATTAATGATACAGTTGATGTTCTTGACACATTTATCATCAATCTTGGAATTAATTTTGTGATTAAACCAGAGATGAATGCAAATAAATTTGATGTCCTAAATAACTGTGTAGCTGCATTAGCAAATGAGTTTTCAACACCACTCTTTGTAGGCGAGCCTCTTTCAGTCTCAAAAATTTTCAATGTCTTGAACAACGTGCCCGGTGTTAATGATGTTGTTAAAGTTCAGTTTGTAAATAAAACATCATCAAATTATTCTAACGTATTTTTCTCAATAGCAGAAAATATGTCACCAGATGGAGATTCTTTGGTTTGCCCAAAGAATGCAATATTTGAAATTAAGTTTCCCCAAGTAGACATCAAAGGTAAGTTAAGATAATGGCTATTAGACGTTATGTGGCAAGTGCCGATAATACAATTACAAATGCCTTCAAAGATGGGCTAGGAGTAAGAGCAACTGGCTCAAACATGGGTCAGGCAGATGTTAGTGAAGTTTTTTCAATTTATGGACGCGCTTCTTTGACTTCTTCGGAACTCTCTCGCGTTCTTACCCAATTCAGCGTATCTACAATATCTTCAGATAGAACAGCCGGTGTAATTCCTGCTTCTGGCAGTGTGAGTTTTTACTTGCGTCTATACAATGCTGAAACTTCTCAGACTGTCCCAAAAAACTTCACAGTAGTAGCACAAGCAATTTCAAGAGCTTGGAATGAGGGCGATGGTTTAGATTTGGAGAACTACAAAGACATTGGTAAATCAAACTGGGTTTCAGCATCTACTACCACTGCATGGAGTTCGGCTGGTGGTGATTATCATGAAACTCCTGTGTTTACTCAGACTTTTGATAGCGGTTTGGAGGATTTAGAAATAGACATTTCTGATCTTGTTGAACAATGGATCGATGGCACAAAAGACAACTATGGTATCGGTATAAGACTTACTTCCTCAGTAGAAAGCGACACAACATCGTATTACACCAAGCGCTTCTTTGCGAGAGGCACACAATACTTCTTCAAGAAGCCTGTAATCGAAGCTCGTTGGAACTCTTCAACACAAGATGATAGAGGCGACTTCTACATGTCTTCTTCTCTCGCACCAGCAGCAGACAACCTCAACACACTCTATCTTTACAACTACGTTCGTGGCCAATTGACCAACATCCCAGCGATTGGCACAGGAGAAATCTACGTCGATCTTTACCAGACCCTCGGCGGCACCGCATTAACGCAAGAAATCAACACACCAGCAACAGGCGGCTATGTGTCAACAGGCATATACTCTTGCTCAGTTTGTATCACAGGAACCTACACAACCTTACGTGATGTTTGGTATTCTGAGGGCACTGAATACTTTACGGGAACAATTTCTCCTCAAACCTTCGGTGCTGCTGCTGTATCAACTGGTAACAACCGTTACATCACAAAGATCAAGAATCTTAGAAACAAATACTTCTCTGAAGAGGAAGCACGCTTCAACGTTTATGTCCGAAGCAAAAACTGGTCCCCAACTATTTACACAGTAGCGTCAAGTGAAATAGAAAATACTATTATTCCTAGCGCATCATACAGAGTTTATAGAGTCTTAGATGGTTACAATGCTATTCCACACGGCACAGGATCAGAACTTCAAACACTCCTTTCTTACGATGTCTCAGGAAATTATTTCAACCTTGATATGTCCTTGCTTGAGCCCGGCTATGAGTATGGCATCAAGCTTGCGTTCTATGACTCTCAACGCCAAAGCTGGCTTGAGCAAGACCAGAAATTCCTATTCAGAGTAGAAGATTATGAGTACTAGAGATTTATTCGAGCGTTCAACAAACTACGTTTCAGACACAAACCAGAAAGATGCTTTTACTGACGCAGAGTCGTCAAGAAACGTAGCCGCTATCTCTGAAAAGCAGAATACTTTCGAGCCACAGATAGATTACAATGATCCTCTCTCTTTTGCTCGTTTTGGTTCTGCCGAGCTTTACTACCAGTCTGCTATCGATCGTATCATTGATTTCTATCCATACGACGGGTCTGACGCAGAATACAACGAGTTTTACAACAAGTCTCTGGATATTGAGAAATTTATATTCAATACTCTCTATCCTCGCACCAACGGATACGTCAACTTTTCAAACTCTTACATCTCTTTCAAGGGCGGTCCACACACAATCAGTTCGACTTCTACGAAGGGACTGTTTAAGGATCCAAAGTCTTCCCAAAGAGAGACTGCCAATATCTACGATGAAGATTTATACACTACTGAGGGTTTGCCATCTGATTACGGTCAGGGAACCAGAGAGTCGAACCTAAAGTGTGATTTCCAAAAGGGTGTCACTATTGAATTCTGGCTTAAGAATCATGAGTTGGGTGCTGGCGAAAAAAGAGCAATCTTTCATCTCACCAACTCTTCTGGTGGTGACGAATTTACCTTATATCTTTCTGACTCTGCTGGCTCACCTTTCTTTGCCACTCTTAGCGCCTCGCACTCTGATATTTTTGGAGATGAACAAATTGGTTCCACTCCAGATACCTCATCTATAGAAAACTGGAATCACTATGCTGTCTCGTTCAAGAGCGCAAGTGCTGGTATCACAACCAAGTTCTACCTCAATGGTGTTCTCGATCAGACAACAACTCTTGGTACCGACGGTGTAAACACTCTTACACAACCAGAGACCCTTGCTTACATTGGCTCTGGTTCTCATGATGAAGGGCACCTTTATTTCTCAGGTTCTATGGACGAGTTCCGTTTCTGGAAAGTTGAGAGAACAGCACAAGAGATCGGTAGAAACTGGTTTGGTCAAGTCAGAGGCGGTTCTAACACCGACATTTCTAACACTACCCTTGGGGTCTACTACAAATTTAACGAGGGCATAACAGGCGTAGAGGCGACAGATAAGATAGTTTTGGACTACTCTGGTCGCATTTCTAACGGTACCTTCACCGGCTACACCACAAGCACTCGTAACACTGGTTCTGCAATTGTATCCGCAAGCGCTGCTACAAGCGAGTACCTTGACCCTATCATTTATGCTACCCATCCAAGCGTATCTAGTCTCAAAACAAGTCTCATAAGCAAGGGTGCAGACCATGACATGCGCAATAACGCGGCTTTTGCGACTTTCATGCCAAGTTGGATCATGGAAGAGCACGAGGACCTTGGAAACACCAACTTCAAGTACCTAAGTCATATAATTGGTACATATTTTGACAAATTATACCTCCAAATCGAGGCTGTTTCCACTTTCAAATCACCAATTTACACCAGTTCCTCCTATAAACCAATCCCATTTGCGAAGCACATGCCAGCTTCTTTGGGTCTAGAAACACCAGAAATCTTCGTAGATGCGACTGTTATGGAGAAATTTCTCAATAGAAACGAATCCGAAGCCTTCGAGAATGACCTAGAAGAAGTTAAAAACCTTATTTATCTTAACCTTTACAACAACTTAACTTACATTTTCAAGTCAAAGGGTACCGAAAAGGCTGTTAGAAACGTTCTTCGCGCTTTCAACATCGATGATAAGCTAGTAAGATTCAATACTTACGCTAACAACTTCACATATGAACTTGAAAATAATCTAAAACAGACAACTTTGAAAAAGTCTTCTGTTAATTTCAACAACAAAGACCATCTTGGTGCGGTTGTTTACTCGTCTGGTTCTACTGATTCAACACAATTGGGCTACATTTATGGCTCTGGATTGGATTCTCACGAACTTCGCTACGGATTGACCCACGAAGTTGACGTTATATTCCCCAAGTTCATCAAGCTTATCGATACTTTCGATCGCAATTTCACAAGAGTATCGCTATTCGGTCTTCACTCTGCTAGTGCTGATACAGCAGGGACCGATGTATACGACCCAAGCTTCTACGTTTATGCCGAGAGAGACGAGAACTACTCAAAGAATGTAAAATTTGTTCTTTCTTCTTCTATGCTCACAAGCGAAATCTCAAGTAGCCTCTTCCACGGCGTCTATGATGATGAAGATTGGAATCTTTCAGTTCGTATCAAGCCGGATAGTCTCGGACTAACAGGCTCTGTTGAAGGTGTAGCAGCCTCTGGTTACACCCTAGAATTCTCAGGATACAATCAGAGGCTTGGAGAGATCAGAAACAGCTTCAAGGTAACCGGTTCAGCAACAAGTGCAGAAGATCTTCTCAAGTCTCCAAAGAGAATCTTCGTTGGTGCTCATAGAACAAACGTCACAGGTGCGTTACAATACAAATCAGATGTTCTTGTAACTGCTACAAGATACTGGACGAAATACCTTGACGAAATTTCTTTACAGCAACATGCGTTTGATTTTGAAAATTATGGAATTGTTAGTGCCAGCCAACATTTATCTGCTTTAGACAACGATAACAACAAAACATTAAACCGTCACACGCTCGCTCTCAACTACGAGTTCGGCAACGTAACTGGCGCTGATGGAACAGGCGGCTTCTCGGTCACAGATATCAGTTCTGGATCTACCGAGGCTAGAAGCGGAGAATACGGAGAACTAGGGGCCATCTCTGGCTATCTATACCCCGGCGTTGGATTTGGTTTCGAGGCTAACGCAACCGACGTTGTTCTCAAAAAAGAAGTCAACACGCATCAGTTTATCAACCCAGAGTTGGTAATCGGGGACAATCTTGTTCAGATCAGAACAGATGACGATAAACTTTTTGATTCTGTTGATACAATTCCCAACTACCACCACGTTCTTGAAAAGAGTATGTATAACGCAATCTCCGAGGAGATGTTAAACTTCTTCGCAGGCGTTAATGATTTCCATAACCTAATTGGACACCCTGTTCATATGTACAGGATGGAGTACAAGGGTCTCAACAAGCTAAGAGAAGTCTTCTTCCGCAGAGTCACAAACGTCACAGAAGTAGAACGTTTCGTAGATTACTACAAGTGGTTCGATGATGCTGTATCTCAGATCATTGGGCAGCTTATCCCAGCGTCTGCTGAATACACATCAGATATTCTAAACACAGTAGAATCACACGTTTTGGAGCGTGCTAAGTTCCAACACAGAATCCCGATGATGGCTTTCACTTCTTCAACCGAGGGCGTTGCTTTCGGTGCAGAAGAGTTGCGCTACAACTGGGATAGAAACCACGCCCCCGTAAGCGGATTAGAACGCGATAACTCAAACTGGTGGAAGGAGCGTGCTGAGCGTGCTGGTACAATTTCTTCTGGTGATGCTGCTGTGGACTCCGACAGAACTCAGATTCGCAATGTTAGCACAAACCAGACTAATGGCGGTGTTGGTAGAAGTTTCACTAACGCAGGCGTCAAATACTCACGCTCAAACTTCAAGTACCGCACTCTATCCAAGGGTCAAGTGTTCGAGTCAAAGAGAATAAGAGAAATCAAGGGCGGCGTCAACTTTACAGACGACAAGGACATTCACTACACCTATACCGCTCTACATCCCGCAGGTCCAATAAACCAAACCGACAACATCTTTATTCCAAAGAACGTTCTTCTCGGATTTACAGATGATCTTGTTGCTCTCGAAGACACAAGCGATCCTCCCGAGAACCCAGCAGCTAAGGTCAAGAGAAACATTCTCGTTCAACACGGTCGCGATTGGGAAGATGGACTCGGCTACAAGAACGTTAAATCATCAAAGGCATTCCCATTCAACATCGTCTCTTCCTCTGTTCGTTCTGGCTACAACGCGCATGTTATCGCGAGAGCAACAGCAAGCATTGAAATCACAAACCTCCACAACGATGTCTATGGTCCCGACATGGAACGCCCAATGCAGGGTCCGTTCACTAACTACGCTGTTGGTGGGCATCAATCTCGTCACATCAAACTTAACACTGGTGGAGACAACTACCTAAACCGCCCTGAGGCTTGGAAGATTGCCCTAGGCAAGTGCCCCAACACTGACGGTGCTATCGGCATGGTCGGCGCAGATTACCCTTACCCCGAAGCCAACGAAGAAGGGCAAACACCATACCCCATGACTGGTGCTATGAAGGCAACTTACTTCCGCGACGAAACCGCCAAGCGCCCTGTCAACATTCGCAACATTCAGCACAGAACTGGTTCAACCATTCTTGGCAACTACAACCATAACTACGATGTTGTCCATATTGTAGGCGGCTACTCTAACCCAAGAGCATTCATTGACGAACAGCCAACACTACCGACTGTAGCAGAAGGCGCTGATGTTGTCAAGACTATTCTTGACATCGAAAGAGGGAAAAACGGACACTTTACATTCGTTGACGACTACAACGCTGGCTACCTAACAGGGTCCGGAGACTACAAAAATAAGACTGTCATAGTCAACCGCTTCTCATCTCCCGGCTCTTTCGAGTCTATGACTCCTGCCTTCAAGGACTTCCGTTCTGGTGACTTCTCAGTCTACAACACAATTAACAACAGAAACCTTACTTCACGTCGCCCATTCCAAGGCGTAACTTCTTCGATTGTTTCTCAGACAACAGGAATTAGAAGTTTCGATCACACTGGCAAAGACTTTGGTTTTACAAACTTGGCTGCACGTCATGCTACTAGATTCTTCCGTGATTCTCACGTTGAGAGCGACACTGACTTCTCCAACGTGCCAAGAAACACCCCTGACTTAAATTCTCCCGGAAAAGCTGACGATGCGTTTACCGAAGCGCCATCATTCCACAAAGTTCATAGAAACAATGTCATAAAGGCTAGAGAAGTAGAAACAATTACCACCACAACCTATCAAAATCAAAATTCTTTACGTTTTACAGACACAACAGACGCTAAAAGCTTATCTACTCGTAACTTTGATTTAACTTCTAGAGAGATGACTTTTTCTTTCTGGATTTATGATGATAAGACAATCGGTAGCAATGTTGTTAAGCACATTTTCTCGTTAAATGTCCCTACTGGTTCATTAGATGATGAATTTTCACCACTCCAGATTTCTCTAACAAATAACAGTCCCGATTCTCAAATAGCAATTGCTTTTTCTGATGCTGATGAGAGTTCAAAATCTAGCGACATAAGATACTTGAGTGCTAATACAGTTACCAGAGATCAATGGAACCACATTTTTATACGTTGGGACGGAGATTCAAGCAATAAGCCTGAGATTTGGATTAACAATACTGCAAGTAACTCAACCCCAATCGGTTCTTTCTCAGATCCAATTAACATCACTTACGGCTCTAACCATAGGCACGCTATCGGTAGGGGAACAATTTGGAACCCTAATGTCAACAACCAAGGCAGAGACTATCTAATTGATGAGTTTGGCTTCTGGAATGGGCAACTTTCGGATGCTAACAAAGATAGTTTGTATAATTCTGGCTCGTATTACGACATAGATAGGGATCCAGATTCTGTAAAATCTAGTGACATGTATTTCTATCTCAGAATGGGTGATTCTACTGGAGATGCATCAGTAGGTAATCTATCTGACGGTGATGCAGTCGTAGATGTAGGCGGCATTAATGACTTTGAAGCAGCGGTCACAACAGCAGGTCAGCTACAAATCACGGCATCGACTTTTGATACATTTAGTGAAACTGTTACAAATACACTTACAGAAGTTGTCTGCGACCAAAAGTACGACAACCTAAATCTACACCACCAGATCCCACGCTCTGATCGCCAATACTCTTGGTTTGCACACTCAATTACTCATACAGGTGCTTGCGAGCCACGCTACTCTGGCTTCATGCAGGTAAACTCGCCTATCGCACCTTACTACGAGATCACAGGTAACTACTACCCGTTCTTTGATTATGTGTCAGCATCTGCTGCTACATCTGGAATCTACCAGAACACAACAAGATTGGACTTGCTTGTTCTCGATAAGACTGGTTCTGCCATAAACACTCTTGGCGAGCCAACAATCAGCGGCGCACTACAGACACCCGCAGAAGGCGAGAGACTAAACGCTTTGCTTATCCATCGTGGTGACACATATGGCTGGAACTGGCGTGCCCTCCACCAGAAAGATCACCCGATCTTGGACCGAGAACACAAAGAAAACCTACTCACAGCAGTCAAGGGAACTACAATCAGAGAGTTCCGACTACCACCGGTTTCTCTCCGTGGTCGCCCAGTTGTGGTCAACATGGATGTTGACGGGCAAAACGTTTCCCTCAAGACAACACACAACAACGAGAAGATCTACTTCAACGAGCGCGAATTGAATGACCTTGTGTTCGAGAAAGAAGATCCAACACTCACCCCATTTGACCAGTTGTTAGAAGTATCTCAACAGCAAGGTTCTAGCCTAAACTGGATCCATTACTCTGAAACCCTATTCCCGTCCACAAGAAACGAATTCTCAAGCGGCTCACGCGAGAGACTTGGCTACGACAACAAGTTCTGGAGAGATAGTCGTAGCGATAGAGCAGAACTAGGAAATTCATTTACAAACTCATTCAATCTTGTTGTCTCGCAAAGTAGTTGGATTTTGGATGCTCCTGACAACTTCATTGATAGAACAGCAATCTTGACAGGAAACTTCAATGGCTCCAGCTTTACAGATTACTTGACAGCTTCTAACTATGATTCTCCATCGCTAGAGGGCAATGCAGGAGAGCTACAAAACCTCTACTTGATGGCTTATGTAAAATCATCTACACCCATTTATCTCCCAACTAACTCTACTAAAGCAATTCTAAATGCTGCATCTGCTCTTTATTCTAGAAAGCAGAACTTGACTTCACCAAACTCGGTTGTTTCAAGAACAGGCTTTGCCAAAACTAGTAGTTCGCCTGATTCATTTACAGATCAGATTGGAATTGGTGCTGGTGAGGCGTTGTGGGAAGCAGGAACTTATGCCACAATTAACGTCAAGTCTGGTAGTTCTTTCATAACTTCTTCTTACCGATCTGAGCCTTGGTTCGATGAATATGGGGACTTCCGCGAAGAGTTGCAACTTGCTGCGAGAGATTACGCCATTATTCCAGAGTTCAGAATCTCAGAACACATTAACGAATACGTCAAGGGCGGAACTTTCAACAAGTTTAACTTCGACACATTTGAGATCCCCGGAACAACAATCAGCAGTTCACAGCAGAACTTCTACAAGGACTATTCTAACTCTGACTTCTTGCGAGAGTTCGCAAGCATCAAGGATAAGTCCGGACTAAATGCGAAAGAAATAATGTTGACCTGTAAGGCAGCAGTTCGCTTCAATCCCTACAAGGGCTTCTACCCAGCACAGAGAACGCTTGACTTGGTAAGCCAGTTCTCAAGTTCTTTTGCTGCTGGATTTAGTGCTACTTATCCAAAATTAGGGGGAGGCACCAACACTGTTGGAGGATTTAATGGCTCTGTGTCTGGAATTTATAGACCAGTGATCCAGCCCCTTTTCTCTCCCGGTATCCTCTACAACTCCATTAAATCTGGAATCGCTGTTGATTATCCGGTTGTCAATAACAAAAAGAAAATTTCAACATTTAACTTCACCGGCTCTAATGCAGACGCTGAAAACTACATGTTAATTCCGATAACTTCTTCGGAAGTGTCTTTGGATGATTATAACCCGCAAAATTCTTATTGGGACCTTCGTGTTCCATTCGAGACTATGATCGAACCCGGAAAATACATAGACAAAGTTGAGTTCTTAGACTTTGAGCCACACCCTTCTGCTTCTATAAATATAACAGCTTCTCTTGACACTTCTGTCTCAGACGGAATTTACGAACTTATGGCAAAGAACTTCTTTGGACAGACAGGCGACTTCTTCTTGAAGAACTCTTCTTACACCAAAATTGAGTCTGATCTTATCCAAGATGGACTCAAGTTCAAAGATGGCGATGTTTTTGCTGCGAGACTAAAAATCAGAAAGTCTCATAATGGTAAAAGGTTCTACAATAGTGAATCTGGCTCCACCGGAGATAATGAGTACTTCTCAACAAATGGCGCTTTAGCAACTCGCAGCACCGGAAGCAATGTGATCTCTTTGAGTGCTTCATTCCCGATTCCCCAAGATCCTGCACACAATTCTGAGTTTCAAGAAACATTTACAATGTATTCTCGTCCAACTGCGTTCGGTCCATCTATCAGTGGCAGAAACTCTGATTCTTCTGAGAATCATGCAGATGCATTCTTAAGTGGAACTCTTGACTCACTAGAGGGATACAACTGGGCATACACGCCGCCTTATTACCACGGCGAGTCTTGGGTTGATTTTATTTTCCGTCCAGATTCTACCAAAACTTATACACTTGAAGATATTCTTACTGAAACCGAGGCAATATACTGGCGCGTTGATCCGGGCAGAATAATTGAAGGCACCGCAGACAGCAACCTCGACGGCTACTCCAATCTTCAAAGAGCACTCATAGACCATGGCTATGACGCCAGCAGTGGTATTTCTGGTCAGCAGGCAATTTATGGTGGAAGCGTAATCAACAAGAACGCAATGCAACTTGATTCTTCTCTCAACCTCTTCGGTGTCGAGAGAGTCCCCAAGAAGCGCAAAGACAAATTCGGAAACACAATTCTAGATCAAAACGAACTCGCAGGCAAGCGCTGGGTTATTCAGCCTAAGTGGGAAACCCCGATGCTTAATTTCGCGAACGTGAAAGAAGATAGCAACAATATTACCTACCCAACTAACTTCTCCGAGTCAGTTCCCCGTGGTATGTGGCACCAGTTTGGCGAAATGCCGACAGATCCAGATACAGGCGTGTTCCTAGAAATTGGTGATATTCCAAACGACTGGCTTAAATATCACTATGATGTGATCAACATGAGTTCATCATACAACAATAACGACCCACTAGGCTCAGGCTCCACAGCCTACCTAGATTATCAGTCATTAAGCGACCTATTCGGCTTCTCACGCTCTCAGAAAAAAGACAGCGCAAAGGTACGCCTTGGAGAAATTGCGGATAAGAGAGAGGTATATGAAGCGGTTGTGGCAATTCCTTACATTCTTGAAGCAAACGAAGATTACGGAAATGCCAAGACTGACGATGACAAGAACCGCAAGAAGTTTATAAACATACCAAGGCAGCGCTTTAGAGCGGCACTAAAGGAACGTGAGGGCTCACAAGATGGCGATTCACTAGAAGCAGCAGGCGAGAGCATCCGTAAGATGGTTCAGAAGATGAAGCGCTACGTTCTCCCACCACAATTCGACTTCATCAATTTTGATGAAATTGATCCCATTGTAATGTACTTCTTTGAGTTCAAGTACGAGTTTGACAAGGACGATCTCTCCTACATCTGGCAGAACCTTGCTCCGAGAGACTACAAGAAGATTACATTCCAAGAAGCAAAGGTTGCTCACGATCTAATGAACAACGAGCTTCTAGATGAAAGTAACTTGATGGATAACCCCAACCTACGTTGGATGGTTTTCAAGGTCAAGCAGAAGGCAACAAAGGATTACTACGATCTCATCCCGCCACAGGTCAAGGCAGCGAGACCCACAAGCAACCTCGATAAGCCCGAGACCGACAAGGATGATGAATACCTCCAGTTCAACTGGCCATACGATTACCTTTCCTTCGTAGAACTAGTTAAGCTAGAAGCCGATGTTCTCTACAAGGCAGATCAAGAAGAGCCGCAATGAAGTTCCTAAACAAGAAAGAGCAAGTGTTCGACATCCAACTTACTCCTTATGGAAAACACAAGTTGGGTGCTGGAACTCTCAAGCCAACCTATTATGCGTTCTTTGATGATAATGTCCTCTATGATATTCGTTATTCTTCTGCTTCTGTAGACGAACCACAAAACGATATCCATAAGCGTATCAAGCAAGAGACACAATACCTTGAGAGTCAGACCTTATTCCGTCAGGTAATGAGCGGAGCTATCGTACAGGGTGGTATTCTTCAGGATACCATCTATGAGCAAGAAGAGAGTCTTCTAACTTCTGATGGCTTTATTGGAGACGCCAAACTACTCTCAAAAGATACCAACGTAGCGCCTGCTTGGAAGGTCGTGAGTTTGCAGAACTACATCACATCTTCTGCGCTTGAAGATCTGAGAAACAAATCAAAAGTTCCACAAATCAACATTACTGCGTCCTACATTCTTGAAGCAGTACAGCCTGAAGATTTAGCTGTTGGTTTAGAAACAATGGCAGAGCTAAACACTGTTGGAGAATTTTCAGATGGTAAAAGGGTAAAGCTGTCTACCAATCATCCTCTAATTTATCTTGAAGAACTAAACACAGAATTATTGACTGAGAACTTTGATATTGAAGTATTTGAAGTGGTATCGAACTCCCCGGATGATGATTTCCGAAGATTATATTTCAATAAAACAGAGCCACAAATTGTCAATGGAATGCTGGTTTCAGCGCAGCCAGTAGGAAATGTGCAAACATTAACCACGTCTTCCGTTGAATATTATTTCTCTATACTAACAGATACTCAAGTAGATCCAAAAACTGCTTGTAGGCATGTTGAGCAGTTTAACACAGAAAACTATTTAATAGACCTAGACTTTGATTGTTCAGATGTCGAGGGTGAGGATATCTATTTTGATATCTACGGCAGAGTTACGGAGTCAGAAATATGTCCCGATTAATCTTTGAGGGTGATACCACGGAACGCTTTGGTAAACTATTTCCAAAGCCTTTTATCCAAGAGATAAGGGTATACGATGACGCCATCCAAGCAGACGTTATGTTGTTTTTGGAGGTGCCTCTTGAACAAGCCGAAACAGACAATCTTATCGGTAGAATAAACGAGAATCTTCGTGTATTTGGTGCTTTCTTAGAACAAGATCAATTCAATAGGACAATCAACCCTAATTCTCAAAGTAATTTCTACAAGAACAGTTTCTTTGCTTTACATTTCAATATAAATGATTACGAAATAACAGAACCACTCCAAAATATAGAGTATCACTATAACTCTGAAGGTAAGCGATTTGCTAAGTGCTTGGTGACTTTTGAATACACGGAAATAGCGGGCTTCCTCAATTTGCAGAGAGATAGATATTTTGCCGCCTTTACTTCATTCACTTCACCTTCTTCTGAACTAGAATTTGAAGGTAATTTTGAAAAAGACGTGTTGAGTGCAGCAACAAAATCCGAAAGAGCACTTTACAGAAACCAGACATCCGACTTGGTTTACGAAAAAATCCTCAATGCCGATGGTACCCTAAATACAGGCAAGCAAAACGCTTATCAAGAACCAGACGGCAATTACTACGGCAAGACCCCTTTACAATCTCTTGGTAAGATATACAAGCAAACCAACAAGATTACCCACCAAAGAGTAATCGATTTGGTCAACCCAGTAGTATCTCCTTATGTTGGCTCAATCCCAGAAGCCGACAAGATATCGATGACCTTATCTCAATACTCGAACGACCCTGCCCTACTGACGCAACTCGAAAAGGATATTAACTCTTTTACCAACAAGAGTTCCGCCACAACAACTGGACAGTTTTATTCACAGCTTGTTGACGTTGTTGCCGATATCGATAATCTTCTACAAGCCGAGACGACTCTCAACAAAAGGCTTGAGACTAACACGAAGATAAAAGATAGAAGAGGCGATCGGACTTTTATATCCAGCGTTGATTCTTTGAATACCACATTGACTAGTGAATCCGCTGGCGAATACATATACTTACCATTTGTTTCAAGATATTTGAAACCAGCAGTATCTACACTTACGATGCCTGTAATTGGTGATGAATTTATCGTTAAGAACTTATCTTACATCTTTTTTGATTACGAAAAGAATCTAAACTATGAATCAAGAATAAGCAATTATTTCAACCCATACAATCTGAAACAGATTTTTGGAGTCAATTGTTTCAACAATTATTACAGAATCAAAAACATAATGGTTGAGAAGTTTGCATACCACAATCGTAATAAGTCGCAAGTTTTAGAACAAAAGGTTGTCTATTCAGATAGCAAAGGATACGAAGAACAATATCTTTCAAGGAATTTGTCGCACACAGAACAAAATCCAAAAAGCTTTAATGATTTTTCTTTCTCTGGTGGGAAGACGACTTATAGACAATTGATAGAAAGAGCATTCGATACTGTTGATGGATTGAACAACTACAAATTCAAGAACTACGAAATGGTGGATTTAGAATCAGCAGAACAAGCAACAAATGGTCCAATAGAATACAGAGTAATTGTTGAGATAGAAGAGAAAACTATGAACTTTTATGATAAGTTCATAAAAACAAAATTAGAAACTTTGATATCTGATTTACAAAGATACACTGAATTTGCCGAACAATTTTGTAGCTACAATAACTTAGATAACAGATTCAATGATTTTTTTGTGAACTCGATTGAATCTGAATTTGAAGAACCTTTTGTGTGGGAAAACGCCCCACTATATTACTATTGTATAAAGGCACTAATTGAAAGTTCTTGGGATGATCCACAACAAATCAGCGGGGGCGTCAGAAAGAAAGATGGCTCTTTGATTAATATGTCGCTTGTTAAGAACAACGCTATTTTGAAAAGCAGGCAAATTTCTCCAAGCTCTGGTGATCTGTCTTATTTACAAGAATTTTTAGTAGAATTTACAAATTTCTATAACACATATTTTGGATATGAACAAGGTTTTGATGCCCTTACTCCGTCAATATACGATGACGATAGTCGAGGCGGCAAGACCTTGAGAGCATATCCAAATAAAGAATTTGAAAAAACATTTGTTGTAAGTGTTGGTATCATAGACGAATACGAATTAGAAATAGAGATACCAACTATAGAAGAGACCGATACAGAAACAAATACAAGCATTGCTGCATTAATAACGGATTATCTCAGAACAGAAAAGATTGATAAGATCTTAATTGAGGATCTTATAAGAGAAGTAGCTCGGCAATACGATTTAAATAATATGCAGGCTCAGCAAGCATTTGTTTCATTTGTTGAAAGAGCTTTTGATATTGTTGTTATACAAGTGGGGGTCCCACGAGATTTTTCATCGAGCTTTATGAATAAAATTTTGAATTTAGCAAATGTGGGCTATAGTAGCTATTTGACGCAGGGAAATACAAATTCAATACAATTTCAAAATGCATATACAAACAATTATGCAAATTTATATTCTACAGCAGCCGCAAATTATAACGCAATGGTTACAAGCTATGCTGCTAGTGGAATGAGGATGATTAGACCATAAAATGCCTGACTTTATAAACAAAAAACAATTAGCCAATGTACAAAGCTTAAACATAGTTGTTAAAAAGATAGATTTGGATTTATCGGTATCAGAAGTGGAAGAAGCAGTAGGGCAAAGTTCTATAACTATTGAAGAAACGCCCGCCGCATTTTCATTCAAGAATCTTGATTTGGGAAGAGAGTTTGTACAAAATCCCAACATCTTAGAAACACAAGACTTCGATAGACTAAAAAACGACAAAGCTTCTTTGGAAAAGCCATTCTCAGAAATTACAGATCCTATATACAACTTTGATGAAGCGAGAGATGAAAATCAACAAATGTTGAGAAAGAATGTTTTGAAAAAACAAAAAAGCACAAAAGTTTATAAAAAAATATCTGCTATAAAGATGAAGAACTTAAAGAGGTAATAAGATGGAAATTCCAATAATAGAAACAGAAAAAGCTAATTCTGCCGAATCAGCGCTAAGCCCTCTAATAATAAGATATGCTACTCCCCAGTACCTAAAAAATATAAATTTTAGAAACAATTACTTCTTGGAAAGTCTGATGTACGGCTTTTCCCCGAACCTAGGACAGCAAGTACAACAAAGCAATAAAATATTTGTAATTTCTAGAGAGTCATTTATTGCAGAAGACGATACTAACTTATGGAAATATACCTCTATTGCTGATTATTTAATACAAATAATAAGGGAAGGAGGTAACTCATATCTGTTCTCTTATTCTGAAGAAGAAAAACAAAGACTACAGAGCTTATATGGAGACGAAGAGCCCGTTCTACAAATCGATCTTGATGAAACTCCAACCCGCGCAGACATTGGAATCCAAAACTCCGTAGTAGGAGAGCAGATATCTTACAACTCACTCTCTTCTCTTGGCGCTATATCCCAAGAAGGCTTTACAATTTCAGCAACAACGGGTTCTGTAACGGGACTAATTACAGAAGAAGCTGAAACAATTACCGATGTCGGTGGACTATCAGGTGCTGGTAGAGATAGAGAAATAGAAAGCACAGATGTTGTATTCACGGAACTCATAACGGGAACAACAACTGTAACAACACGCGGATACTAATATGACCACAAAAACCACTAGAATTATAGACCTGAACTTGTTCTCTGGCTCTTCTGAGTTATTGAGACAGGCTGCTGGTGGTTATTATGGAGACTTGGCGAGGACTGGTGATGTTTCATTTGTAGAGGCAAATGTTGCAGATATTGGTGGCGTAGAATCTGTTGATGCTTCAGAAGTAGACACCACATCAGACACTATTTTACCAAAGGTCAAATATGCTAGCAGACTTTACGTTGATGAGGGGCACGGTTTTCTCTCAGACGAAGACTGGAGGACTTTCATTGTCGGTGGAACATACGCAGACAAGACGTACTCTGGATTATACAACGAGGCGGTATATGCTGATCACGCAAACAATTCTCCGCTGCCTTATGTCCCGAGAGAAGCTGTAAACAACAACAACATAGAGCCCTCGCTTGTCCTCACAACAGAATACTTCAACTACTATCCGAGATTTCAGTCAGAAGTAAATAGCCTTGAGAGCGAACTACAAGCACCAAACTATTATCTCTTAGATAGTGCTTCCTACCTTGTACCAAGTTACAATAACGAAATTGTTCAATCAAGATATCAGTATTCAAATCTTACAACATTTTTGACCGGTGGTTATGTAAACTCTCCGAAGCCACTAGACACGAGAATGGAAAATATATTTGTTCTTGATGAAGATATACTAGATGATAATAACGACACACGCCTCGACACTTCAGATCTAAACAGCGATTTTATTGATAGCGATTTATCAAAGTTATACTCTCTTATGCCTTTTGGGAACAAACTAGAAATCAAGCAAGATTTAGCTAACCCAGACCCAAGACTCAGCAGCCGACGTTTTCGAGAAGTAATAAGAGATCATAATTACGAACTAAAGTTTACAAAACTATTGAAAGAGATATTCCAAGGAGAATCTCGACTACAACCAGCAACTATCAATTTCGCTGTAAATACGGAAACCGAAAGCAGCACTGGTGTTTTAACAGGCTCTCTTGAGACAACGACTACAATTCCTGTTAGGCTCGTTGATGCTCCAACTATGCTGCTATACGCTTACCAAAATCCAATGTCGGAGACAAACAACATAGCAGTGTTGAATTCTGGCTCTTATCAAGAACAGATTGATTATGCACTCGATGTTAGTGGCTCATACAGATATGAGAATACTGAAAAATCTCTTAGCGTGTTGAATGACTTTGTTGCTAAAATAAAAAACAATTTTGAAACAGAAAAGACCTATCCTTTACAAAATTTCTTGAATCAAGCAGATGAGTCCAAGTACCACGAAACTGTCGCATTTAGAATTGAAAAGATTGGCGGCGCTCCTACTGGTGATGCGAGAACAGAAAACACAATTCAAAACATTTGGTTTTATAACGCAGATGGAGCAATAACCTATTTGGATACACAGGTCAAATACAACTCTGATTACACTTACAAGGTTTACAAATACGACCTAGTTCAGGGATACAAATACCAGCTTTCTGATGTTGTCGCTACAAGACAAATTGCAACCGAAGGCGAAGGCACTAGTAAGGTTTACTGCTTGGAGTTTTATGATCCGTTCTCAGGACAAACAAGGCAGAGCCTTTTAGATGGTTTTAATGAATTATCAATTCTTCAAACAAGAATGGATCTACTAACCCAAGAAATGGGAGTTTTGCAAGATAAAATAGATGAGATTGCTCCTTTGTATGAAACTAATCTTGAGTTTGCAAATTCAGTTTTTAGTTTTTCGAGAGAAGAAACAATACAAGTACCAGACGGACGTGGTGGAACAGAGCCAAGAATTGTAGAGCGAGAATATAGAATCAGTGATGATTTTTATTTTGGTTTGTATTTGAGTACCTTTTATGGAGATCCCAATTTTATAGGAATTCCTTATTTCATAGAAGAAACAACATTAGATGACAATATTTTTTCAACTTTTGGTTTAATTCCATTTGAGAGGATAATTGGACAAGTAGAAAGTGGAGAAATACCAGAAGATGTACTTTTTATTAGAAACTACGAAGAATTCGTAGCTTTTAGAGAAGAATTTCAAAATATTCAAGATACAATAAACCAGCAAAAGCAACAATACGAAAGCGAAAAAGCAGAGTTATCACGAGATAGAATGATGCTTGGTATGGCTAGACTAAGGTTAAGCAGAGTCTCTGATAATGAGCTTTTTACAAATTCTCAAACCAACTCAAATTACCCGCATCTTGCAGACTTTAGAATCACAATCGAGCCTTCTCTTAAGATCGTAGAGATACCTTTGGAAGAAAAGCGTATGCGAATCGTGGATCATCCACCAAACGATCTCGTTATAACACCACATCATCTTCTTGATCAGTCAAACAGATTGGCTTTCTACTGCAAGTACGACACTTTCTCTATGAATGCCGTTACCTATCCGCCCGCTTTGAATGCGAGAGACACTCAAAACAAAGACGCATATCTAACGGGGCACGATTTCCTCCAAATCTCAAAGCTTACTCAAGAGTCAGTATCTCGTCCACGCTTCTTAGAAGTATATAGAACAACCACGAAGCCCACAAGTTATGATGATTTTTCTGGTAACTTGAGAACTACGATTGATTTGAAACAAGAAAATGGCGACATACCCACTGACCACTTATTTATTGAGCGAGTACGCGACAATGCAATATATTATTATGTGTTCCGCTCTCTCAACGAAAATGGAATAGCAGGACAATTTTCTCCTGTATTTGAATCAGAACTAATCAACGATGGCGGGTATGTTTATGGAAGATTCCAGCAGCACTCAGAAGAAGACCTTGCTGTGATCGATACAAAAGATCCCCTTTCGGTCGTTAAGAAGCTGTTTAATGTAGTGCCAAACATACAACATTTAGTATTAGATTCAAGTAATGTAGATTTGAACAACTCATCAGTTTCTGAGATTGATAATATCTCTCTTGGATCTTCAAATCTAACAGATCCACTAATTACTAGCGACCCTGGCAGATATTTCAAGATTCGCTTGACATCAAAAAAAACTGGTAGAAAACTAGATATAAACATCGGCTTCAAAAAGGAAGTGCGTAAATAACTTTAAGCCACTATTTATGTGAGAGAGGAAAATAAATGGGATTTTTAGATAACTCTGGCGACATTATCCTTGACGCCGTATTAACAGACCTAGGTAGAAGGCGCATGGCAGATGGCGAATTCAGAATCACCAAGTTTGCCCTAGGCGACGATGAGATTGATTATTCACTTTACAACGCAAACCATCCTTCTGGTACTGCTTACTACGATCTTGAGATTCTTCAGTCTCCTGTGATGGAAGCAGCCACAAGACAGGCTTCTTCTATCAAGTATGGTCTATTAAGTATCACGAGAACCGATTTGGTTTACATGCCTACTCTCGAAGTAAACGAGAAACTAGAAGGCAAGTCTCTAGTCAAGGAAGGCAATATGTACTACCTCGCAGCAAATGCGGCGACACACGAGAACCTTCTAAGCAACAATGCAAACAAAGCCAATCGCTTTTTGCAGCCAAACTCAAACAGCCCCACTTATGTTATCGTTGTTGAAAGCGGTATCGCTAGCAACGAGAGACAACCTACTCTTGAGAACAGAAATGCTGCTATCGTACAAACCGGTCTTCTAGATACTAACTTTGAAATCAAGTTTGATAACAGATTTGTTGCTGGTGCTCGCACCCTAGTTGGTGGTAAGCTAGCCAACGATTCCAGCAACAACCTTGACATGCGTTTAGACACTTTCGCAGCGCAGAGTGGCGTTTCTTCCCTCGACTTCATCGAGAATTACTCAACAGCTATGGCTCGCGGTATTCCAAACGAGATTGCTAAGAGAGGAGATACCGGAACTTCTGGTAACAATTTCTCTCAATTCCAAGGTCCACGCGGTGGCGTCACAGCGATGACTTTCAGCCCAAGCCTCGAAATTAACGCAGAAGGCACAACAGTACCAACCTACTACACCCTTTATGGTCGCGCCGGTCAGTCTGCCTCAAGTCTTGGACTCGGTGGTTCTGATACATACGATACAATCGATACCACCATTTATGTTCGCGGTATGGCGAGCAGCGCACAACTACAAATCCCACTTAGAATAATTAGATTAGCGAGCTAACGGAGAACTAAATGCCTATCAATTATGAACCAATTAATGGTCAAACAGACGTAGCAACCACAAGAACACTTCTTCACGAAGTTATTCCACTAACAGGTACAATTGTTAGCGGAACTTACGGCACGTTCCCCAACGACTCAAATGTGAAAAACTACTCTCATGGACAATTTCAGTCTGTTTACGATTATCCCTACTTGAGTTCTTCCGCTAACCACATCTTCGATCTATCAGTAGGGTACGATGAAAACTCAGCATTATCTGGAACCTCTGACCGTATTCAGCAAAATAAGAAAATAAATATGTATAACCAAATGTCTCAGGTTCTTCTGGGATACACTGGCTCCACTAACACAGTTCGTCTCTTTGAGTCAGACTTGACTCTCAATGAAGACAATCCAATGAAAGAGGTTTTCTTCGTAAACTTCTCTCGTCTCCTAACTAAGGATCAAGTAAAGAAAGGCTCTGTGTCTATTACTCTAATGACCTCAAGCTATGTTGCTGACGGAGACTTATTCGACGGTGGTTCTGGGTCTATTACATACTCAGACGCAGGTGTAACAGACACTGGTGGCACATTGAATACCGTTGGTGGGGATTATGGCGTACTTGTAGATACCGCTAACAATCTTACAGGTGGTATTGTTTTCTATCAAGCTGGCATTATGGTTCTCACCGCCTCTGCATTTAGTGGTAACTTTGGTTCTCCATCTAATTTCTACAGAAGCGATTCCGTGGACGCACTTCTAACTGGATCTGCAATTTCTGGTGCTTGCGACGCACTTCGTCAGAGAATCAAGAACATCCAGTTCAACAACACAACAGAGATTAATTCCAAGGTTTATTTCTGTAGAGCACCACACAACAAGTTTAATTACTCAAGTAACCCAACCTACCTAAGCGGCGGCTCAATCAGAGTAAAGAATAACACACGCTCTCGCCCACCATTAGCATACATTACAACAATCGGTCTCTACAACTCTTCTAACGAACTCCTTGCCGTAGCCAAGCTCTCAGAGCCACTTCGCAAGGATCCCACAAACGAACTAACCCTCCGCGTCAGGCTCGACTACTAGGAGGGCAAGATGTCCCTCAAGAAGTTTGGACAAAGCGATGTGATAAGAAATGCTATGAGGGCATACCCTCATAACACTTTCTTTATCTATGATTCTTCAGTATATTATGATAATCGCCCAATAGAAAGCGGCAGCTTTAGTAGCGACATACTGTCTGCTTCTGGCGGCTTGAGTTTGTATGAATACAACGTGGACCGTCAGGGCGAGCTTTCTTGGAGCGACCGAGGAGATCAAGATAGTTGGACTGGCAGCACTGGCACCAACAGGCTTATAACACCATATGTTTTGAAAACAAGTTCAAAACAATACTTGAAGTCCAAGAGAAGAACAAGAACAATTGTAGAGGGTCCCGCTGGCACCAATACAATCACTGCCTCTGGTCCTATGCAGGAAGTTTCGGATGATTATGTTAGAGCAGCAAACGGAGACGTGCTTACTGGTTCTTCGTATGTGATGTCAGCATCAATTACAAGAGAATTGATGGTAGACGCAGGTAACCTAGGTAGCATTACCAACGTTTCTCGTTCCGCTAATCCTCACTATCGTAGTCTTCGGAATTCTCTTAACTTCTACGGCACTCGTTCACCACACTACTTTGTTGAGTTCTCAGCATCAAACATTGGCCAATGGAACAAAGATGAACAAACCATTAACCTTATCTCTGTTCCAAAGATCTTCTACGGAACACGCATCAAACCCGGCTCTATGTCTCTCAAGTTTTATGTTACAGGTACATTGGTCGGAGAACTGCAGGACACCAAGTATAATGGAGAGCTAATTCAAGTTGGACCAGAAGGCTCAGAAGGCTCAGGTTCTGTCGCAGGCGTTGCGATGTATGAAGAAGGATTCTTGCTTCTTACGGGAAGCTGGGATCTTACAGAAGGCGTGTCCTATGATTTTGTGGGTGCAGGAGATGCAACCCCCGGCGCGTTTGTTGCTGGTGCTTGGAAATATTTTGCTGCTGGTGCAAATGACGGGATTTCCAACACAACAACCTCCGCCTCGTTTGATCTTTCATTCAAAGGACACACTGAAACACAAGTCCTCACAATGTATGCTCACGCACGTAGAGGCGAAGTTAACTTCTCAAACAACCCCACATTCCTTGATTATGAGGATGCACAATACAAGATTTACCAAACGTCTTCTAATGTTTACCAAGAGAAGGATACAATTAGAATCAAAAACACAGTGTCGTCAAGCTATGCCGGTTTCGATGCTCCGTTCGAGAGACAAGTGTATGTTTCCCGAGTTGCGATCTACGATGAAGACAAGAAACTTGTTGGTGTTGCGACACTATCCAACCCAATTCTCAAGAAAGAAGCAGAAGATCTTTCGTTCAAACTAAAGTTGGACATCTAATGAAGCCTATTCTTATAGTCTCTCCGTGGTTTACCAAACTTATGTCAGTTGTGATTGATGTATATGCAATCACAATTTTCCCATTTATTATCTCAAGAGAATGGATGAACGAAACTACCCTCAATCATGAAACCATACACATCCATCAACAGCGTGAGTTGTTGGTAATTCCGTTCTACATTCTCTACTTCTACTACTATCTTGTTGGAATTATTAAATATAAAGATAAACAGCAAGCCTACTACATGATACCATTTGAGCAAGAAGCCTACTCAAACGACCAAGACTTGGATTATCTTAAGACAAGAGAGTGGTTTGCGTGGCGAAGGTATAAGGTTTGATTCTCGGTATAGACGTTTCCACAAGCATTACAGGTTTTGCAATTATAGACAGTGAAGGCAAGATCCTTCTATCCGAAGCCTGTGATCTCAGAAAGCACAAAGACTTCTTCTCCAAGTGTCTCGCGATAAGAGAGCACATTTTGGACATTTGCGATAAACACTGCACCGTGTTAAATGGTGGAGGCGTAGAGCACATCTACATCGAGCAACCTTTCACATTCTTCAACTCTGGTGGTTCATCAGGTAAGACTATGGCGGCTCTACAGCGTTTTAATGGCGTTGTTTCTTGGATGGTCTACGAGTGCTTTGAGATAAAACCGCGCTATCTGGGAGCCACACAGGCACGCAAATTAGCAGGAATCAAGGTGCCCAGAGGTCAAAAAGCAAAAGAAGTCGTTATGGAACACCTGCTCGCAACTGACCCAGAGTTCAAGATCGAACGCACGCATAAGGGCAATCCCAAACCACAAGAATTTGACAGAGCCGACGCCCTCGTCATTGCGAGAGCAGGACTAAAAGAACTTGCCGAAGAGTGATCCCCGTGTTATTCTATAGGCATGAACAAGATCGTAGCGAAGAAGATCCTCTATGAGACGCTTGGTAACTATCTGGATAAGGGTTCGGAGTTACTATTCGCGTGTCCGTCGTGCAACCATCACAAACGTAAGTTCTCTGTTAACTTGGACAAGAATGTCTTTAAATGTTGGGTTTGTGATTATTATGGTCGCAATCTTAGGCGCGTTATTAGACGTTTTGGTTCGTTTACACAACTCCAGAAATGGGACCAGATTACGGACAGAACGGATCTTAGTCGCTTTTCTGAACTATTCTCTGATGAAGGCAACGCTGATGTCGAGGATAAGATCGAACTCCCACCCGAGTTCGTAAGTCTCGCCAACAAGAACCTTCCACTATCAGCCAATCGTGCTCTACGCTATCTTAGCGAGAGAGGGATTACAAGAGAAGACATCCAGCGGTGGAAGATTGGCTTCTGCTATGACGGAGACTACGGCGGCAGAATCATAGTGCCCTCATTCAGCACGACAGGCTATCCCAACTACTTTATTGCTCGGTCTTATGTCGGGCACGGAATGAAGTACAAGAACCCACAAGCATCCAAGAATGTGGTGTTCAATGATCTATTTACTAACTGGAATGACGACCTTGTGATCGTTGAAGGAGTATTTGATGCTATTCGGGCAGGAAACGCTGTGCCTATCTTGGGGTCTACACTACGGACAGACTCCGACCTACTACGAAAGATTGTACGAAATGACACCCCGTGCTACATCGCCCTCGATCCTGACGCGGCTGACAAAGAGCGTCGTATCATTCAGACGCTTCTGCGTTACGATGTGGAACTCTACAAGATCGATGTGACAGGCTATGATGATGTAGGTGAAATGCCACAGGACATCTTCAGGGAACGAAAGGCGAACGCAAGATTTATCGATAGAGACAACTACTTATTGCTAGATTTGCTATCGGCGGTATAATTTATGAAACACACTTTTACTAGAAAACAAATAAAAAGAATTATTATAGAAGAATTAGAGCGCTCTCGTGACGAAGAAGAGGCTGAAGAACTTCTTCGACAGATTGTTGGACTTAAAGAAGACGCCGAAGATGAATTTATAAAGAAGAGGGTAAAAGCCAGAAAATTTCGAGAGCGTGCTGGCATCTCTATGCTTGCCGCAGTAGCACTTCTTTTTGGAGGGGTGGCAGGACTATCTACATCTCAAAAACAACGCATCCAGCCTGATGTTGAAAAAGTCCAACAACTTGATGATGAAACTTTAAAAAGTTTTGGAGTTGATGTTGGTGCTCTCAAAGATCCGTCAGCAGCAGCAGAAAAGCATTTTTCCAAAGGCTACCCAACAGCAGAATTAGGTCTTGTTGATCTTTCTGACATGGACAATACCCAAAGAGTCGAAGCCGCTTGGAAAATAATTGATGATATGGTAGAGGATGGAAAGTTAAATTATGAATACGCTCGCGTCGCAAGCACACTACCCGGTGGTATGGCTGCTCTAGATTACAATGATATTCCTCCTAACATACCGCTGCCAAATTCTCTAAAAAGCAAAGACCAATATAGAAAATGGGTTGTAGAGCGTGTTCTAGAGGGCGATATAGCCAATCTGCCAGAATTAGAAAATTTTGTTTTTGGAAATACAGGAAAATGGCCATCTGGAAGCGGTGAAGATAAGGCACGAATGGTTTCGGGCGCGCAAGTGCTTCCTCCCGAGTGGTCAACCGCCTATGATTTATATCAAGAACTAACCAAAAAAGTAGTATTGGATTTAGTCCAGTCATGGGATCAATCTGACGAACTAGGCAAAGCAGAACTATTAAAGAAAAGCAACGCAGAAACTTCTGGACAATTAGAGAAAGAACTTAACGATAAGTTGACCAGAGCGGGACTTCAGCGCGCTGGAGACAACATTATTTCCTTGACAGTAGACTAGCCTTGGGTTATATTACTATTGGAGGTAATGATGAGCAGACTATTCAAAGCGTGTTTTGGGCTCGCAATTTTCATCACTTTTTATTTTTTCGGCTATGCTGGCACAGCATTAATTCATGGTTCTCTATCCACACCAGCCGAGCCAGCAGAGGAAGTAGCAAGCCTTGAGACGCTTGCGGAACTTTACTCCCAGAGACATCCTAACGCCACACCATGGGAGACTTGCGAGCAGGAGGTCAATTGAAAATCGCACACATTGCTGATACTCACATCAAGAACCTGAAGTATCACGAAGACTATCGCAACTGCTTTGGGCAGATGTACGAAATCCTGCGCCAGCAGGAAGTAGATTACATTGTTCACTGCGGCGACATTGCACACACAAAGACCCAGATTTCCCCAGAGTTTGTGGAAATGGCGTCTGACTTTTTCACCAATCTCAGTAAGATTGCGACGACATTTGTTATTCTTGGTAACCACGATGGAAACCTAAAGAATAGCAGCCGTCAGGACGCTATCACGCCTATCATTCAGGCGCTTGATCTTGGGACTCTGCGTCTATTGAAGAACTCAGGCGAGACACACCTAGCCTACGGCAATCTTGTCCTAAACGTCCTATCAGTTTTTGACCGAGATAATTGGGTCCAGCCAACCAATCCAGACAAGATCAACATTGCCCTCTATCACGGCGCAATCTCTAACTGCCAAACAGACGCAGGCTGGACTATGGAGCACGGCGAGGACAACCTCTCAATCTTTGAAGAGTTTGACTTTGCTATGCTTGGCGACATTCATAAACGCCAGTTCTTGGACAAGGAGCGTCGTGTCTACTACGCAGGCTCTACAATCCAGCAGAACCACGGAGAGGAAGACGACAAGGGTTTCTCTATTTGGACTATCAACTCCAAGGATGATTGGGAGATTGAGCACTTTACGTTACAGAACCCGCGTCCGTTCATGACGATTGAACTAACAGCAACAGGCAAGATCCCTCGCAAAACAAGCGTGCCCGCAAACGCAAGACTACGGCTTGTGAGCGACAACAATCTGCCTCTTGATGTTATGCGTAAGGCAGTAGACGTTGCGAAGCATAAGTTCGGACCAGAGTCAATCTCTTTCCTCAATCGTGCCGCAGGTAAGCGTGGAGACGTTGAGGACTTGACCGACGGACTTGGAGCACAGAACCTCCGAGATCCAGAAGTCCAGCAGGAGTTGATCTCAGAGTATCTCAAAGACTATCAAGTCAAATCTGACACTCTATCAAAGGTCTACGAACTGAACTCAAAGTACAACGTTCAGGTTGAGGCAAAAGAAGACATTTCCAGAAACGTCAATTGGGATCTCGTCAAGTTTGAATGGTCTAACCTATTCAACTATGGAGAGAACAACTCTGTTGATTTCAATAATGTAAACGGAATCGTCGGCATTTTTGGTAAGAACTTCTCAGGCAAGTCTTCCATTATTGACGCTATTCTCTTTACAATGTTCAACACAACCTCCAAGAACGAGCGCAAGAACGTCAATGTTGTAAACCAGAACCGCGATTGGGGTGAAGGCAACTTGTCTATCACTATTGACGACAAGACCTACACAATCCGCCGCAAGGTAACGAAGTACATCAAGAAAGGCAAAGCAGGCGAAAGCACAGAAGCAAAGACCGAACTAGACTTCTCGGTCTATGACGCTGTTCTTGACGAGACTACTTCGCTAAACGGCACAACTCGTAACGAAACCGACGCAGCAATCCGACGCCACTTTGGAACTATTGACGATTTCCTTATCTCGTCTATGTCCTCACAGCACGGCGCTCTTGCGTTTATCAACGAGGGCTCAACCAAGCGCAAGGAAATCATTGCGAAGTTCCTCGATCTTCAGTTCTTTGATAAGAAGTTCAAACTAGCCAAAGAGGACTCTATTTCGTCCAAGGCGCTCGTCAAAAAACTAGAAGGGCGAGATTACGAAAAAGAAATTCTGGAAGCAGAGGAAGCCTTTGCGGCTCACAAAAAGGCTATTTCTGTGGTGGAGGCAGAAGAGAAACTGCTAGAAACCAAGTTGGCGACCGAGCAGACCCTCTTGCTTGAGGTGTCTCGTAAGATCACCGACATTCCAACAGAAGCGATCGACATTCACGCCGTTCAGTCCGAGATAAGAAAACTAAAAAATCAGGTGATTTCCCTGTCTCAGTCGGTAATTGAAGAGTCCGAGCAACTAATTACTGAGAAAGAGCGCATCGTCAAGATCGATAATCTAATGAAAACATTGGATTACGACTCTTTGAATGGTTCTCTTTTGACGATTCAGGAAACTGAAGAGAAGCTCAAAGGCTTCACAAGCAGATTGGAGATCGCAACCGAGAAGAAGAAGTTACTAGAAGACATCCCCTGCGGCTCATCTTTCCCTGCTTGCAAGTTCATTCACGATGCCCATGTTGCTTCCGCAACGATTCCAGAAGTGGAATCAAAAGTGGCTGAACTTCGGGAGACACTCAAAGATCTCAACCCCGAGATTGTCCGAGATCACCTAAACAAGTACAACGCGCTTGAAACACGGCGCGTAAACACCCAGACCTTTATCAAGGAACTGGAACTCTCAATTGAAAGAATGAACAGCGCAGTTCAGCGTACCAACACAAGGCTACAAGAACTCGCCGCAGAGCAGTCAGAATACAACTCCAACAAGGAAGCGATTGAGAATCTAGAAAAACTAATAAAGGAGAAGGATAAGCATGACAATCAAATCAAATCTCTTGAGAGAGAGAATCGATCAAATAACCAGAAGAAGATTGATCTTTACAAATCACTTGGTTCAGAAGAACAACGAGTCGAAAGCCTCAAAGAAAGAAGACTAGAGTTCGAGACAATCCAATCGGAGTATGCAGCGTATGACCTATTCCTGCGCTGTATGCATCCGAATGGGATTGCCTACGACATCATCAAGCAGAAGCTACCAGTAATCAACGAAGAGATTGCAAAGATTCTATCAAACGTCGTAGACTTTGAGATTTTCTTTGAGACATCTGGCAACAAGTTTGACATTTTTATCAAGCACCCCAAGCACGATGCCCGCCCTATTGAGATGGCGTCTGGTGCAGAGAAGTCTATGGCTGCTATGGCTATTCGTCTTGCTCTGCTCTCCGTGTCTTCTCTACCCAAGGGTGACGTGTTTGTGCTTGATGAGCCCGGCACTGCTTTGGACGAAGAGAATATGGCTGGATTTATTCGGATCTTGGAACTAATTAAGGTGTATTTCAAGAACGTCTTGCTGATTTCTCACCTTGATTCTCTCAAGGATTGTGTAGACATGCAGATTGTAATTGAGAAAGAAGCAGGTTTTGCAAAGGTAAATCAATGAGTAAAGACGACGAGTTTGGCTTCTTGCCCCCGGCAGAAGCACCCCCATCATTCAACCAAGAAAAGGACCACTTCCACGAAGAAGTAGAAGCGGAAGACTTTGGTATGGTTGAGGACTTCGGATTACAGATGGAATACTCTGACGAAGACCTACTACCCGAGAACACAGCCCCATCATCCCTAAATGTGGGCTTTGTTGGTGTTGGCGGCGGCGGCAACAAGATGGCGAACGCTATGATTGAGTTGGGTTTCAACAAGACCCTATTGGTCAACAGCACTGGCAAAGACATTCCGAAGAATGTAGAAGAGGAGCACGTCGTTCTTATTCCTGACTCTGACGGAATCGGTAAGAACATCTCCTACGGCAAAGAAGTTCTATCACAGAACGGCGCAATCGTAGAAGATGCTCTCCGCATCAAACTCGGCAAGGTTGATTGGCTATTCGTTATGGCTGGTGGCGGTGGAGGCACAGGATCTTCTGTCGTCGCTCTACAACCCGTCTTTGAGCGCTACCTACAATCTGTTCAGGCAAGCGGCAAGGTTGTTTACATTGTCTCTTGGCCAACAGCACAAGAGAACCTAAACCCAACTATCGCCAAGAACGCCCTATCACTACTCAACGATGTAACTCCTTATCCACACATCGTTCTAGATAACGAGCGCTCCACACGCCTCCTACGCGGTCGCATTGGAATGCTTGGAATGTATCCAGTAGCCAACACCCAGTTCTCAAAGATTCTAGCACAGATTCTCAAACTATCTACTGAGGATTCTCCAATCCAGTCATTTGACTCTAAGGACTTGGAGACTTGCTTTGCTAAAGATGGACGTGCCTTCATTGGCTCTACAATGATCAAAGATCCAAACACGGGCAAACTCGGTACAACTATCATGCATAACTGCATGAATCGTTCTGCTTGTCCACCACCCAAGGGTAAAGCCGCAGCAGGCTCGCTTATTCTTGTAGCAAGTGAAGAAATGGTTGCCGATCCTCGTGTGTCAAAGCACCTTGAATCTGCGATTGCTTATGTTGGCGGGCGGTGCGAAACACTTTTCTCTGGCGTTTATGTGCGAAAGAATGTCCCCGGACTGATTGCGATACTATCTATGAATGGTATCGAGAAAGGAAAATAAATAAATGAAGATTAAGAAGTCAGAACTAAAAGAAATTATTCTAGAAGAGATTCAGTCCGACCCAGAAATGCTAAAGGCTATTAGCAAGTTGACAGACTCTATTGACAACCTTGATGTTAGTATTGACTTCTTGGCTGCTGCTTTTACAGGCGAATCCGGTGTTTCTATCGGTACAGCACAGCGCCAGCTTGGTCGCGCTTACAAACCAAAGACACGCCCTATGCCCGAGCCTGTTAGGGAATCAGAGCAGTTCAGAGACCAACAGAAGATGGATGCCGCGCAAGATGTAGCAGGACAGGAAATGTCTTTTGAAAAGTGGATTGCTGTTGTTTTCCAGAAGGGCGCTCAGATTGATGATAATTCTCCAAACCCCTACGACGCTTGGATGAACGGGCAGTCACCAGATGAATACGCTGGTTCTTTAAACGAAAGAAAATTGTCCAAGGGCGAAAAAAACGAAAAAGAGAAAATAGTTAAGGGTATGAAGAAATCCAAGAAGGATTTCAAGAAACGCTATGGCGATGACGCCGAAAGTGTAATGTACGCAACGGCGACTAAGATCGCAAAGGATAAAAAATGAAAATCAAAAAGTCAGCATTACTTGATCTAATCAAGGAAGAAATTATGTCCGAGATGGATGGTCTTACTATGATGGACGACCCATACGACGACGATGCTGTTCCAGCAGGAATGGAAAAAGGCGGCGCTATGGATCAGGTCGCTCAAGAAATGGAGCGCATGGTTACAACTAAAGTAGATGATGCTATTTCCATACTCTCTAACTATCTTGTAACAGCAGGAGCCAGCAGCGATCCATTGAAGATGGCTTCAATGGGAATGGGAATGTTAAAACAGGCTGGCTTTAGTCCGCCCGACATGGCTGCACTTGAAAGAATGATAGGAGCAGACGATGGAGTATTCCAAGAAGGCACCACCGAGCCAGTGATGGAGTCTCCAGAACTTGCTAACATCAACGCAGAAAACATAATGATCTTCAAGGATGCCATGGCCAAGATGGCTCCCCTTATTGCCACTATGTCCCTTCCGGTTCTCATCGGAATGATCTACGAGCAACTAGTTAAGATGGGTGCCAAATGATGAGCGAAGAAACCAAACAAGCCCTACTTGATAAAGGCGTAGAAAAGATTACTTCCCGCAAGTTACTTGTGTGGATTGCCGCCACAGGTCTAATGCTATGGGGCGGTCTAGAATCAGGCGACTGGGTTATTATCTCAGGTCTCTACCTCGGTGGTCAGTCTGTGATTGACGCTATTGTGAAATTAAAAGGACTAGAATAAAATGAAACTTATAATGGAAAGCTGGAGAGGCTACCTCAAAGAACAAAGCAATGATTTTTGTACAAACTTCCCCGCAGCCTGTAAAGGTGCCTATGGAACAAAGAGGGCTAATATGCCGCAGATTCCAGATGCGGACGCATTTGAAAAGGAATTGGAAGCGCCACCTCCCAAGGGACTAGAGACAAATGAACCACAAAAGATCCCAGATCTTGGTGCTGCCACAAGAGCATATCTAGATTCATCAGATGATGCAGGTGCATACCCTGAAGGTGATCAGGTAGAAGTTAGGGAAATACCTAATGTTGATCCATCCGACCTCAAGCCAACACAAACAGACATTTATATGGACAATGCATTGAAGAAAGCTAAAGCAGGTGCAGATCCCAAGATAGACTGGGCTCCTTGGAATGCTTCTATCTTAGTATCTGCTGATAACTATCTGCTTGATGGTCACCATAGATGGGCAGCAACAATAATTTATAATTCGCAAAACCCAGAAGATGCGAAAAAAATGACAATTGAAAAAGTTAACATGCCTATCAAAGAACTCTTGAAGGTTGCAAATGCTTACACCGATGCGATTGGGGGTAAGCGCCATTCTGGTGGTGGCACAACAATGAAGAAATAAATAATGAAAGAAAAGATTTTAGCTTTCTGTCTAAAACACTGGAAGGAGATCGGGCTTGTCCTGCTCCTTCTTGTTGTGTTTGCGAAAGGACGCTACGACGTTCACAACATTATCAAAGCGCAGCAAATCTCCCAAGAGTCTCTAAAAACACAAATAACCGAACTACAAGAGATTCACGAAGAAGAACTAAAACAACGAGATAAGGCACTTGAAGATTTCAGAATCAGAAACGAACAACTTGAACTGCGCTATCAAGACGCTTTAATGGATTTATCAAAAGAGATTGATAAACGCAAGAAAGGCATAGTGAGAGATTACAGAAAAGATAAAGACAAACTACGCCTTCAAATAGAACAAACTTACGGATTCACTTATGTTCCCTAGCATTTTATTATTTACTACACTAGCCTTCGCTGGTTCTGAATTCACTTTTGTAGATCAGGGCGAGCGTTCTCCAATAGAGGGAATCGTCCTCAATCCCGAGGCTTTATCAGAGGTTCTCGTAACACCAGACAAAATCAAGCAAGAGTGCGAGATCGAATGGACGAGAACAATCGAGAAAAAAGAAAGCGAGTTTATCCTAGAGCTAGAAAAAGAAAAGATTCGTTACAACGCTCTCAACCAGAAACATACGACAATGGTGATTGAGAAAGACACCGAGATTGACGAACTACAAAAGATTATCAAGAAGCAATCACCAGCCTACAAGTGGATGTGGTTTGCGATTGGAATAGCAGCCGGTGGTGCTACCTACTACGGAATAGGTCAGGCGACGCAATGAAGCACACCAATCTTCCTTTTCACATTTATGTTTGGGTAAACAACAAATATCTTGGACCCAAGATGCCCGAAGGCTACACTTATGCCCTGTGGCATGGTATACATTCTAGAGAGGGACAGATTCCTATGGCACATGTTCTATTGGAAAGCGGTGCTCACTGGTCTGGTTTGCCGCTCCACGCGATGTCAAACTTTCACGGACCAGATACTTGGAAAGAAAAACCACATAACGACTTGATTCCGTGGACTGCTATGGGTCCAAACATAGAAGCGTGGCACGCAAAGTATCTAGAAGGTCTTGAGGTTGAACTATTCCGCTATGGGTGGAAAGGACGACACACAGGCATAATAATTGACTGGACCGATGGCTTTGACCGCTATCCACAAGAGCATAAACCACTGAACCTTGTTTCCCTTGAAGATGGGCAGTTTGCCCTACAGCCAAACAACTATTGTAGATTTAGAGACGACCATTTTATAGACGAAACCAAGTTTGAACAAACAAAATTTTATCGCAGAGGCGAAGAGGTTTGGTGGGGACAATGAGTAAAGACCCAGATTACATCGTAAAGGTAGAGCAGGCTATCGCACAAAAGTATGGCGAAGAAGCAATCCAGAACCCCAAAGCAGATTGGGACGAGAACAAAGAGAAAGTCTATCTGGAACAGATGCGAGAACTCTACAAGAAACAAAAGAAAAATGATGAAGCCAACGATAAAGTAGAACTAAATGGAATAAAGGTCTCAAGAAAACTACTTAATAGAGAATCCAAAACGGGATGTCCTGTTTGTGGTTCGTTCTCATACTCAACCAGAGATGATGTCTCACTTGTAAAGTTTGAATGCTGCTACAAGTGCTACATCAAATGGGTTGAGGGAAGAGAAGAACGATGGAAAAAAGGATGGAGACCAGATGAAAGCTAGTGAATTAAGAGAGCTAATCAGAGAAGTTCTCAAAGAAGCAGAAGAAGAACGAGTAGACATTGGCGACAAGAACGCTACAAAGCTAAAGACAGGCTCTATGTCTTCTACGCAGAGAATCAAGACTTCTAGAGAAAGAATTAAAGATACAAGTGGAGAGTTCACACCACAAGAGCAGAAGATTGTAGATCAGTTAGAAAAGTTTATCTCCGATCTTGCTTCAACAGAAGGTGTCGATTTGCTACAACATAGAACTTTTCTTGAAAAGGCTATGAAACAAATACAAAAAAGAATGGTCAAAGAGGGCTACGAACAGCAAATGATGCCCGGTGGTATAGAAGATGATGACCACGAAGTCCACATGGCTCTATCAGATCTTCACAAACTAGAAGAATACGCCCCCAAGGTCTCTCAACTCGCTTCAGAATACTCTGACCTACCCGGCTGGGTTCAAGCAAAAATTACTCTTGCTGCCGACTATTTAGGTAAAGTTTACCACTATTTAGATGGCAAGCACAACAAAGGAATGGAATAATGGCAACAGTTTACGAAATCGTTCAGGCTCTATCACAAGCCGCAGCAAACGCTTACGACGGAGCACACGACGCAGACGGCGAAGCAATCAAGGCAGGACTAAAAAGAGAAGAGGGCAGCCCTCTTATTGACAAGCGTGTTATGGACGGCTTCGGTGTCAAGTTCCACGGCAACATGATGACCCTTTCTTACCAGTCTGAGGTCCAACTCAAGGAAGTCTACGCTAACGGCTTTGAGTCAGATGTTGAATCGCAGATGAACGAGATCATCAAGTTCTTAAAGAAAGAAGCACGCAAACTAGGCGCTGGCTCTGTGTCTCTCACCAAAGAAGGCGAGATTGACATTCGCGTTGAGAACTCATCCCGCGTCCGTTCTTGGGTTACTGCTTGCATGACCTACAAGATTGGTGGGATGGAAGAGGTTGCTGTTGTTGGCGAAGCCACAGAAGACAAACTCGCTGCTGGCTGGGAAGCCTTTATGAAGCAAGGTGGTTATGGTAAGCGTGCCCCTAACGACAAGAGACCCGCAAACTCTGGCAAAAAAGAATAAAAGAAAGATGAATGCCAAAGTTAACGAAACAACAAATACTGAAAGAAGTCGTTAAGTGTGGTAAAGATCCTTCTTACTTCCTAAAAAACTATGCCCGCATCTCTCACCCGATGCACGGGCTTATGTTGTTTAAGACATTTGATTATCAGGATCAACTGCTAGAAGATTTCAACGACTACCGCTTCAACATCATCAACAAGGGTCGCCAGCTAGGTATCTCAACGATCACGGCTGGCTACATTGTTTGGATGATGTTGTTCCACCGCGACAAGACCATTCTTGTTATGGCGACCAAGTTTGAAACAGCAGGCAACTTGGTCCGAAAAGTCAAGAACATTATGAAGAACCTTCCTGACTGGATCAGGATTGCAAACATTACAACCGACAACCGCACGTCCTTCGAGTTGTCCAATGGTTCTTCTATCAAGGCTGCCTCCACCTCTGGCGACGCTGGTCGTTCTGAAGCACTATCCCTCCTCGTTCTTGACGAGGCTGCACACATCGAGGGTCTAGAAGAACTATGGACTGGTCTATACCCAACACTATCAACTGGTGGTCGCTGTATCGCTATCTCCACGCCAAACGGTGTTGGTAACTGGTTCCATAAAACCTGCGTAGGTGCCGAGACCAATGATAATAATTTCAATCTCACGACGCTTATGTGGTGGGTTCACCCAGACAGAGATGAAGAATGGTTCAAGAAAGAAACCAAGAACATGTCCAGAAGACAGATCGCTCAGGAGTTGGAGTGTAACTTCAATACTTCTGGTGAAACTGTTATCGATCCAGAGAACATGGAATGGATCATGTCCAACATCAAAGAGCCAAAACACAAGACAGGCTTTGATAGAAACTTCTGGCTATGGGAAGAGTACGACCCAAGTTGTAACTATCTCATGTCCGCAGACGTTGCCCGAGGCGACGGCGCAGATAGTTCTACGTTCCACATTCTGAAACTTGAAACGATGGAAATCATCGGAGAGTACATGGGCAAACCAACACCTGACCTCTACGCCAACATGCTAAATCAGGTCGGTAGAGAGTTTGGTAACGCCATGCTCGTCGTAGAAAATAACTCCATTGGTTACACCGTCATAGATAAATTAGTAGAGTACGGCTACCCAAATCTCTATTACTCTATCAAGTCCACACACGAATACATCGATCAACATCTTGGCGAACACAAGTCGGGAGCAATCGCTGGCTTTTCAACCACAAGTAAGACCAGACCTCTCATCGTAGCCAAGTTAGAAGAGTTTATGAGAAACAAACTAGTTAAGACGTATTCTTCGCGTTTAGCAAACGAGTTCCGAACTTTCATTTGGTACAACGGGAAGCCACAAGCCATGAGGGGCTACAATGACGACTTGGTAATGGCTCTTGCGATTTGTTGTTGGGTTAGAGACACAGCCCTCCAATCAAACGCCCGAGACCTCAACTACCAGAAGGCATTCGTAGACGCCATCATGACTTCGAGAACAACCCTAAACACGCAGATAAAAGGACAAATTGGCTACACAGGCGAAGACACAACTAGTAAAATGAACGAAGCAAAAAATCTATATTCCCAATATATGTGGATAATTAAGTGAGAAAATAAATGGCACCCCGAAACCCAAAACAAGGCAACAACCCAGCGAATAGAGATTCCCAGTTATTCAGGTCTCTTACTCGGTTGTTCTCTGGTCCTATCATTAACTACCGCTCAGAGTCTGGTCGCAAGATTCGCAGGCAGCACCTTGATAAGTACTCTACAAGATTCAAGTCTGCGTCAGGACAGCAGTTCAAGAAGCAGTCCTACAACCCGTTAGACACAATCGCTGCAAACGCTATTGCAAACCAGCGTCGTTCCGAGCGCTACATTGACTTTGACCAAATGGAGTACATGCCAGAATTGGCTTCTGCACTCGACATCTATGCAGACGAGATGACAACATTCTCTACTCTCTCTCCGATGCTAAACATCAAGTGCCGCAATGACGAAATCAAAGCCGTTCTCAACATTCTTTATCACAACATCATGAACGTAGAGCACAACCTCTTTGGTTGGTGCCGCACAATGTGTAAGTATGGCGACTTCATCCTCTATCTTGATATTGATGACGAGATTGGGATTAAATCTACAATCGCTCTTCCCCTACAAGAAGTTGAGAGACTAGAGGGAATGGACGCCACAAACCCCAACTATATCCAGTATCAGTGGAACTCAGCAGGAATGACCTTTGAGAACTGGCAGGTTGCCCACTTCCGCATTCTTGGAAACGACAAGTATTCACCCTACGGCACATCTGTCCTAGAGCCAGCACGACGCATCTGGCGTCAGTTGACTCTAATGGAAGATGCAATGATGGCTTATCGCATTGTTCGTTCTTCAGAGCGCAAGGTGTTCAAGATTGACGTTGGCGCTATTCCTCCACAAGAAGTCGAGCAATACATGCAGAAGATCGTGTCCCAGTTGAAGAGACACACAATTGTTGATAAAGACACAGGTCGCATCGATCTTCGCTACAACCCACTATCAATCGAAGAGGACTACTACATTCCGATTCGTGCTGGTTCTGTGACCGACATTCAGTCACTTGCTGGCGGACAGAACACAACACAAATTGACGACATCAAGTATCTCCGCGACAAAATGTTCTCCGCTATTAAGATCCCGCAGGCTTATCTCACAATGGGTGAGGGAGCACAGGAAGATAAAACCACACTAGCGACCAAAGACATTCGTTTTGCTCGCACCATTCAGCGTCTACAGCGTTCTGTTATCCACGAACTAGAAAAGGTTGGAATTATCCACCTTTACACACTTGGTTACAGAGGTGAAGATCTTATGAACTTCAAACTCGCTCTCAATAACCCAAGCAAGATTGCGGAACTACAGGAACTAGAGCACTGGAAGACCAAGTTCGACATTGCTGCCGCAGCAACAGAAGGCTACTTCTCACGTCGCTGGGTTGCCGACAACATTTTCGGAATGTCTCACGAAGAGTTCCTACGCAACCAGCGCGAGATGTTCTACGACCGCAAACACGACACAGCCCTTGAGGGCGTTGCCGAAGCAGCCGCAGGCGGCGGCGGTGGCGGAGAAGGCGGAGGTGGTCTTGACCTCGGCGGTGGAGATGAAGGTGGCGGCTTAGACCTCGGTGGAGGCGACGAAGGCGGTGGTCTTGATCTAGGCGGCGACGAAGGTGGTGGCGAAGAAGCAGGCGGCGGCGAAGAATCCGCGCTTCTAGCAGCACCTCCCGGCTCTCGTCCTTCACCGCGTCTAGCGCCCTCACTCGGCAAGCGCGCGAGAACAGGTAAAAAATACGTTACCCAAGGCGCAAAAGGCAAAGTCTATCAAAAGGTAGCGACCGATAAACGACCCGCAGGTGCTAGAACAAGAAACTACAGCAGTGTTCCAACACCCGAAATGAACACCTACAGAACTAACAATCTTGGT